GCGCGCGAGCCGTAGCTTGTCGAGCGCTTCCCACTTGCGCACGAGCCGCCGCATGCGCGCGTCGCTTGGAATACCCGATGGTATGCGCGGTGGTAACGGCAAACGCGCTTCATGCGCTTGTAGTTGCGCGTGGACACTCGAGTGCACGTGCACAGCGTACCGCATCTTTAGATGCCACAGGCCCCTATAGTGCACGTGTGCGCATACGCATGTGCGCGCCACGTACGTGTACACGCCCCTACTGCTACCGCTATGGCGCATGCGCATGCACGGGTGCCAGTGGAGTATCAGAACAGGAACCGGAACTGGGACGGGCGAACTGGTCCGTTGCGCAATTGGGGGCTGTAGACCCCAATCGAGTCTGGTCGTCGAGCTTAGCCGCGTGGATGTCGTCGAGCTGCTCGTCGAGCTTAGCCGCGTGGACGGTCCGCGTGGACGGCTAACTTATAAACGCCCGCTAACTTATAAACGCCCGCTAACTTATAAACGCCCGCTAACTTATAAACGCCCGCTAACTTATAACCGGCTAAAATTTATAACCGTAAAGAGTCCACGCACCCCCCAATCGTGTTCCTCCGCGCGCGTTATTTTAGAGCATCACAATTGGACCCATCCCGGACCAGGAATTTGCATGCCAAATTGCAGGCATATGGTCACCGCTGCAATTTGACGTACAAATTCCTGGTCCGGGATGGGTCCAAATTGAACACTCCACAGAAATTAAGAGAAGAGAGGATCTACATGGCACGTAAACCACATTTCCCTACACGGTTATGGCGGGTGCCAACCCACTTTTATGATCCGGATACCGGATACCTTTACGTCATGGCGCATCTGGAACGCACGTATCCGCCGATTGCTGGCTACTACTTGCATTCGGAGCGCAGCCGATCTGGTCACGAGATCGCGATATTCTCTCGCGAGCCCCCATACGCGTTACGCAAGACGTCTCACTGCGCCTACGCGCACCGAACCGCAACCCATACGTGCAGATTCCGGTTCGAAACCGGCGCCCGGATCCGATTCCTAACGGATGATAAGCCAGCAACGGTTCACTATCCTAAGCGTCGCAAGGAAGCGTATCGCATTCGTGTACGGTGTCCCCAAGACATAGCCACGTGGATATACGCAAGCCAAGGAACACCCCAAGCCTGGCTCAAGTACCTCTTACGGGCATTCTCCGAAGACATACGCTTGCGCGATATTCCCGTCACATACGACGCAGCAACGATGCTATCAGTCGCGCAACACGCAGGTAACTATGTGGCTCCCACTGCGTGCGCTCGTTATCATTTCGAACGCACGATCGGAGCACGCAACGGCTACCTACGTCGAACACTACGTGACAATAAGCTCGACACAAAAGAAGCACTGCAATTCGTGCGCGCCCACCGCAAGATGCTACCAGGTCGACCTATCCCATTGAGGGCAGCGTTACCTGAATCACTGCTACGGTTGCCACGCCCTAAGAGGGTACTTCACACTCCGATCGATCGGCCCATGGTAACCCTAGCAACATCATTGCCGGCAACGATGCGAGTCCCACTCGAGTGGGCAATCCATCGCTGGACAAACGACACAATCGATCGCTGGCTAGCATACTTACTAATGTGGGCACATTCACCAAAGAACAAAGTGCCGATACGCGTCGCATGCCGGCTATGTGCAGTCTTAGAAGGCCGCCCATGGCCTGAGATCTTTACAGAAGCACATCACTCGACAGGCATCGTAAACCCGTACTCGCTCATGATCGGAGGCAAAGACGACGCCTTATGGGCGGCAATCCTCAATCCAGGCGAGCGCGACTACGTGCCTTGACCTACATCCGCCTACCAATCGCAACTATTTTTAGAGAAAGCGTAGACAACTATAGTCGAACCATGGCGTAATAGTGGTGTAGCAAATCGTTGCTACCGCGACAGGAGTTCAGCATGGCTCGCACCACTTCCCGCATCGTCGTTCTTTCCCTTGCCGCCCTTGCCGGCGCGCACGCATGGGACCGTCAACTCTCCACGAACGTTTTCGTGTTGGACTCCCACACAGTCATGCTGCGGCCTAGTGCGCTTGTCATTCTCTCACCCACTGGTAGCCGTTACGAGGTTGCGCTGTGATGCCATGTAACCTTAGATGCGACAAGGGTTGTATGGGTTTTGCAGTGATAGAGGAGGTCTAACATGGATACCCTATGCGTAGTTTGTGGTGAACCTTGGTTTTCTGAGCTGACCGATATGGAGCCATGGGAGCGTACGCTTTTCAAAGCGGGCGCCGGTTGTCCTACCTGTGAAGGCGAGCCGAGTAACGGGCCTGGCTTTCCCGAGGATAGGCTGAGCTCATACGATGACGGAGATCTTGACCCTATGACGCGCATTAACGCGCGCGAGACGTACGTCGCCGGCAACGCGCCCGCGTGGATCAAACCAGCGCCCACTGTCCTATGGCAGTGTTCAGGTTGCGAAGTCACCGTCACCAGCTTTCAGGGAGACTTAGAATACGAGCTCCCCCGTGGCGCCCGCGGGCGCGATTGGTACGTCAGTCACCAGTACGATCGCTATGGCGCGCCGGAGGCAACGCCTGCGCATACTTGGCCCGGTAATAATCCGCTACACGCGTGCGAATTCTGTCTGACACACTGCAATCGGTGCGGCGTTGCGCTGCACAAGACGGCTGAATTCGGCGATACATACGACGCTGGCCAACCGTTCACTGGCGAGTCAGATCATAGCTCCACACCGTGGTACTTCTGTATTGATTGCGCGACGGAAGTCGATCCGGACGAAGAGTCGGAAGCGTGGAGCAACTACGGCGCGAGCGACTTTCGCCGTACGATCGTAAAGGCGCATGCTCTCTCGACGCTCGCGAGCTGGTTACTTGACGATGTTTCCGACGATGCGCTGTGGACGCTTTACAGCAACGCTAACGGCGAGACTGAGCACTTCGCTAACGAGTTCACTTTCCGATATCCGAAGATCACGCGCGACGATCTTGCGCGCCTGCTACGGGCGCAACGAAAGGCGGCGTAACCTACACGCGTCCATGCGAGCGTACCAATCGCAACTATTTTGCGATAAGCCGTAGACAACTACTAGGTACTTCTGGCGTAATAGTGATGTAGCGATTCGCTACCCGATAGGAGCCTAGAGACATGAAAAAACAAATCTTAGAGTGGTTGACCTCAGTTCGCGCGGATGCACGCGCCTGGAATAGTGAGATCGACGTACGTGTAGGTAGGATGGCAAACGAGCCAGGCTTGCACTTCTTTGAAGGCGACGTGCAATACGACGCCTATCACTGCTACTACTGCGCCGATGGTACCGTGTCAGGCGACGATACCGATCTCATGCTTCGGGCGCTTGCTGCCCAGTTGCTGGCCGATCTCAAAGATCAGATCACCGATAACGCGAGTGAATCATGAGCGAAGTAATACTCAACTGCGGCCACGCCGCCACGCCTACGGAAACTACAGCCGGCTATGCAGTGACGGCCGACGATCGTCGCATCTGCTACACGTGCGCCGCTGACATGGATCGCGAACGCGCGCGTCAAGGATTGCCGGTGTACGCCTACCTGAAAGCAGTACCGTCGAACGCCGCCGGTAAACCGATCCGATACTATGTCCAGACTTGGGCCGGTGTTGAGTTGGGCACGGCGCTAGCTACATCGACGTATCCGGTGCGGAGCGCGTTCGGCTCCGAGATGATCTGCGTGCGCGCAACGATCGAAGGTCACGCATTCTATGGGCGAGGCCTTGGGGACGGTATGTGTATCACTTTGAGAGCTAGTAAAAGGAAGTAACAACATGGCATACTTTGACAGAAACGATATCTTGGCGGCGTGGAATCTTCACTTGCAAGCAACGCATACCGGGCAAGGCTCGCGAGCGTATGCGCGCCTTAGCCGCCTTCAATCCTACTTCAAACCAGCCTACCGCGAACACAGAGTCAACGGACTCTCTGACAACGCAATCGAGATTTACGACGCGCTGCGGCGTAAGCATAATCTCGACATGGGCGGCGGAGACGACGTGTTCGGGTTAGAAGGTATCTCGATCGCGAACGCATCCGAGTCGACGTGGATCGATTCGTTATACCTCATGTGGGCCGAGGAAACCAAAGTCTATGTGTGGGCAAAGAGTTTCGACGACGCGTTCGAAGTGCTAGTCGAGTGGCTAGACGATAACGCGCCTGGCTTGCTCGTATCGCATGACGAATTTATCGAACTGCTAGCCGACGCTATCAAAGAGCTTCATCCCGAGTTCGCCCGCTATGCGCCGCAGGCAATCTCCATGGGCGGCCAAACCTGGCTCCCACTCGACCATAAAGCAACGGTCGACGCGTTCCACGCGGAGCATGCACTTGGCGGCGTGATCGATGAAGAGGCAGAGGCAGTGCTACAGCTAGCAGAGGCAGACCTTACCTCGATCGGCCACACAATGAACAACGGCGGCCACATTGCAAGCTACGCATGGGGTGGAGACGACGTAACGGGCGGCGAAGAGTACGAATCGGTGCTAATCGCGAGCCGCCTGGAAAGCGCCAACTCATGAGCGAGCTACATAACGCGCTCGTGTTCCTGTACGCGCAAGGAACCTTGATAGCGCCTGCGCTAGAAGGGCGGCCAGTCGAGCCGCACGCGTACGCGCGTCAAGCGTTGCGCGCGATGAAGGCGCACAACGCCCCGCGCGGCACGGAACAGCTGCAAAGCACCATGTTCGATGAATTCAGACTCACAGATTGCGCACAGCTAACATGCCCCTATTGCCAAGGTCATGGCAGTGATGAAGACATGCACCGGTGCGACGCATGCGCGGGGCGTGGCGACGTAAGCTTGCAAACGTTCTTTGAAGAATGGGGATAGCGTTACGCGCCTGCGCACGCGCCTATCCGGGCGCGTGCCATGGCGGGTTATGTTACCCGGGAAGAAGTAGCTATGAGTTCGTTTGATCTATTCTGTAAAACGCAAGGCGTGCGCATTCGCACGCGCGGGCGCTGTGAGCTCTTTGAAGACGGCTGGCAACATTACGCCATGCGTTGCACGCTGACGTTCAACGGCCGCACGCTGACGACGCCGTTCAAACAGGGTATGGCGCACGTCAAGAATCCGACTGCGGCTGACGTGCTAGAAAGCCTGCTCATGAACGCGTGCTACAGCGGCCAATCGTTCGAGGATTGGTGCGGAGAGCTAGACTACAATCCTGACTCGCGTAAGGCGCTTGCCACATACGAGCAATGCGTCGCCACTGACAAGCGCCTGCGCGCATTCTTGGCCAAGGACTACAGCGCGTTCGTTGACGCGCTCGCACAGAGTAACCAGTCATGAAACAGCTAACAATCGCCAGCGTCATACTCGCACTAGCCAGTAACGCTAGCGCCTATGGTTGGGACGATGAAAGTGTTCTAGTCTCACCCGACGGTAAAACCGTATGCGAGGGTACGCGGCAATGGAGAGGCAAGATGCGTCGTCGCTTCTGGACAGAAGGCCGTATGTGTCCAATGACATACGAGCAATGCTTGCAAGCCTACGTAAGAGATCGGGATGGTACGCACAAAGTTGTCGCATGCTCTCCTGACAGTGAATGGTCAGAAGGTCGAAAGGCGGATTACTGAATGCCAGCAACGATCGTCGTCTGCGGCGCCCCGCACGCAGGCAAGTCCACCTACGCGCGCGCCATCGCGTCCGCCGGATGCAAGCTAGTCCACCTAGACAGTCTGATAGCCGGTCACGCATGGTCTGAGCAATCGGACATCGCGAGCCGCTACTTCGACGCGCCAACCGAGTCGATGATCATCGAAGGCTGCGCAGCCGTGAGAGCGCTTAGGAAGTGGCTCGAACGCAACCCCACTGGCCGCCCATGCGAGCGCGTAATTCGACTTACCACGCCGTTCATCCCGCATAGCGCAGGCCAGGCGCGTCTAGCCGCCGGAGAGAGCACGATATGGGAACAAGTCTATCCCCAACTGCTAGCGCGCGGCGTGGCTGTTCAGATCGGCGGCTAGCCGCTCGCGCAAGGCGCCCCGCCCGGATAGCCGCTACCTAGGCTGCGCTCGATTGCCGCGCCTGCTAAGGCGCCCGCAGTCGCCCCGCGCGGCAACTACAGCCGCGTTTCTGGCCTAGAAACGCTCGGCCCGAATAATTCGACACGTGCGCAACGCTTTTTCGTAAAGGTTAGCCGCGAACAGCCGTATGATAGGGCATGGGCAAGATGATGATGATAGTCGCAGCGGTTCTAGTGACTTGGTACGGCGCGAGCCGTCTCTCTAGTGCACTGGACACGCTACAGACGCAACAGAGCTACTGCGCACGCATCGACGCGCGCGTGGCCGCTAACTTGAGATAGGTAGGACAATGGAACAGCAAGTACTAGATCGCGCAATGGAGTGGGTGGGTGTGAACTTTCCCGAACTCGACGGACTCGAGTTCGACGTCAAGGTATGCGAAGTCGCCGAACAGCTCATAGGGCTCGATCACGCCTACGATCTGATAGCGGAGGACAGGTAGGTGTACCACCGACCGGACATCACCTGTAACCGTACGACCTACAAAACCCACCGGACACCACCTGTAACCGGACGACCTACAAAACCCACCGGACACCACCTGTAACCGTAACCGTACGACCGACAGGACACCACCTGTAACCGTACGACCGACAGGACACCCCATCTCCCACCCGCGCGCGCCCGCCGCCGCCCTCCGGGGCCGGTTTACCACGAAGGTTTACTACGAAGTTCCCAGGTTTACTACGAAGTTCCCAGGAAGGTTTAGTATGAACATCTCCGATCAGATTCGCGAACTCACCGCCGCAGGCCTATCCGCGCACGAAGTTGCGGCTCGCCTTGGCCTTCGCCCGTCGCGCGTGACTCAAGCACTGGCGCGCAGCCGCCGCCTCGGCCGGCCGGGCGGTCAAGCGAGTATTGAAGATCAGATCCACTACGCGCGCCGCATCGCCGAGAGTACCAAGCACGAGCACGCGCGCACGCTGGCGCTGGCGCTTCTAGCTTGTTTGCAGGCTTCTCAATGACCTCCGCGAGTTCCAATTTCAAATCTAATTGGGAGAATCGGGCAGGCCGGGGGGTCGAAAAATCCAAGAGGCCGGGGGGTCTCGGCCATGCAGTCGAAAATCCAAGAGACTGGGGGGTACTAGCCATATGCGTGCTGTACCTACTGCTCCCGTCGCACTCCAGACCGACTCGGCGTGAAAATCCGACAGGCCGGGGGCTTGTCACTATAGTCGCGGTTTGACATTCTAGTTGACCGATGCCCCCGTCGCTTCGCGTCCACGTGCTGCGGTCTCACCTCGATACCGTGCCACAACCCCTCGACGTGACTTGGGATGAGCTGGTCCAAGAACTGACCGCACGGCCCACCCTCACGCTCCCAGCGGATGCCGCCGACAAAAAATCCGTGACGGCGGCGACTATACCGGCGTGGATCCCGGCAAGCCTTACACGTCGCGGATCGCAGTTCGTCGAGAGTGTGAACGCGCTCGTCCTCGACTACGATAAGCAGCGCGTGCGCGAGTGGGACCAAGCGCTCAAGAATCTGGCAGGGGCGGGGGTCGCGTTCGCGTGGCACTCGACACGCAGTCACCGGCCAGTCGACGGCGCGCTTAGCTACCGCATGATCATTCCGCTGTCGCACCCGTTCACCGAGGTCAAAGCGTGGTCGCAGTTCTATGCATATGTAATCGATAAATTCGCGGCCTCGATAAAGCGCACCGATGGCAGTACCAAGGATCCCTGCCGTTTGTTCTACCTCCCGTTCCTGATCGAAGGCGGCGCCGACTTCGAATCCGGCTATCGCCCCGGCGAGCCGCTCGACGTGGACGCGATCCTGACCGAGATGCGTGCCGAAGGGCTCGAACTGCATACCGACGCAGGCCGCGCACTTAGCGCGCTACTGAAAGGCGATACGCTTTTACATGGTTGGGAGAAGATCGGGGCCGATACCCTTCAAGCCCTTCTGAAAGCCGATCCAGAAGCGCCCTACGCGCCGCCTGGCTCTCGGGACAAAGCGCTGTTTGCATGCGCCACCTGGATCGCCCCGCGCGTCTGCCGCAGCTGCACGCCCGCGGACGTTGTCGAGGTATGCAAAAGAGGACTCAACTTACCGGGCTCGCGCCACGCGGACGGACACACGTTCCTGCTGAAACTCGAACGTGCATGGGAGCGCTCACGCGCCGCCACCGACCCCACCGGCGACCCGGTCACGCAGTGTCAATTGGGCAGGGACGGGCCGTACACCGAAGCGGAGATCATGACGTACGTGCAGGAGCAGCGCCTTCCGAGCGCGGCACATCTCGCGCGGCAGATGATCATCCAACACCGCGCCGACTACTACGTGTTCAACGAAGGCGACTACGTCTATGCCGGCAACAAGCAAACCGGCGAAACCCTGATCCGGCAGAAGCTAGCCGCCGCCGACACGTTGGGCGTCGCAACGAAGTTCATCAACGCAAAGACCGGCCTACCGCAGAACGTGAAGTATGGCGACTTGCTGGACGGGCACCGAGCAGCGGTGCGCAAGGTGACGCCGAGTCTCTCGATCAAAACGTCCTATGTGGACTGGAAAACCGACACCCTCATGCACTGCTGCTGCCCCCGGCGCTTGGATCTTCAGCCGATCGAGGACCCGGAGGTTACAAAATGGCTGCTCTCGTGGGGCGACGAGACGTTGCTAGACTGGCTCGCGACCTCGGCAAGGCTCGACAAGGCAACGTCGGCCCTGTACCTCAGCGGCCCGCCGAAGGGCGGCAAGACGATGCTAGCGCGCGGCTTGAGCACGATCTGGGGCGGTCCCCCGACCGAGATGGAATCGATCGGGGAGAACTTCAACGGGGAGCTGACCGAGAATCCGGTCGTGTTCGCCGACGAAAGCCTCCCCGAGCGCTTCCGGAAAGACTCGGGACTTTTGCGTCGTTTGATCACCGCGGAAAGCGTCACCCTCAATCGCAAGTACATGGCCCCCGTGAAACTCCAAGGCTCGTTCCGGATCATCTTGGCGCGGAACAACTTGAACCTGTTCGACCAAGAGAGCATGACTCGAGACGACGTGGACGCGGTCGCCGAGCGGATCTTGTACTACCACGTGCCGAAAAAGGCGCCCTACTTTCATCCGGTGCGCCTGGCGCAGCACATTTTGTGGATGGAAAGTAGCCGATGTGAAGTCGCCGCCGAGCGGAGCAAGGATCGATTGTGGGTGGAAGGGCGGGATAGTGAACTGCACCGGCACATGAGAATCAGCTCTCGGGACCGGAGCCTGGTATGTCAATTCGTGATGGAACTACTGTTGAATCCTGTCCCTGTAAAGCACATTGCGCGGCGAGAGCTCGATTTACACCGGCGCATCGCCATCTCCCCGCGCGTGGTGTACAATAGTTGGCAGACGTACCTCGCCAAAGAGCGGTGCCCCACGCTCCCGCAGATAGCCCGCGTTCTAGTCGAGCTGGGCACCCGTTGCGGCGAGGATTCCGACGTCTACGAAATTCACGTGGAAGATCTGCGGCAATACGCACAAGCACATTCGTATCCGAGAAAAATCGAGGACTTGATTGACGACGCCTATGCAAAGCTCTCCGCCTCCCGCGGAGCCGTCGCAAACTGACCGGCCGCCGGGTCGACCGGATCTGGAGCTGCTACACTCCGCGACCGACCTCGGGCGCACGGCGTGTGCGCGCTATTATGCATTTTGGCATCGTGGTCCCGCGCTCGGGTACGAGCGCGAGCCCCGAGGCCCGAGTCTCCTGCTCGGGAGCGAGCTGCATAAGATCAGCGAGGACTATCTCACGATCGGCAAGCAACCTGATCGCTTGACGCAGGCGGGTAACATGTTCATAGCCGGCCTGCCGTACCTTCCACCGCCAGGCTCCGGCGGCGTGGAAGCGGAAAAGATCCTTTCGGTCAGTGGCTACCAGTACTTCACCGCGATCGACTACCAGGGGCCGTTGCCACGCCTCCAAGGGATCTGGTCACTCGATCACAAAACGTCCAAGAGTCCCGAGCGGTATTCCCTTCAGCAGGAGTACACGACCGACGCCGACACGCACCGAGAGAAGAAAGGGTTTCTCGACGACATACAGGCCGTGATCATCGCGACCGCGCAACTGCTGGAGACCGGCGAGAGTCACGCACAACTACGCTGGCTCTACTACAAAAGCGTCGGCAATCCGACTGCAACCCCGAGGGATATTCGGCTAGCGCGTAGCAAGGTCGAAGACGCGTTCGGTACACTAGTACATCCACTAGCAGAACGAGCTACAGCGTTGCGAAGCAACAATAGTCACCCCCTAGCGCTTCCGCCTAACCCCAAACGGTGTCATGCTTACGGGAGACCTTGCCACTACATTGAAATTTGTAATCTGTCACTGTCTGAACGTTTGCATACTCATACGAAAGTCCAAGAGGTAATTCCAATCATGTCGTTACTAGCAAAAGCTGAAGCCCGAGGCGCACTTGCCGCCAATCAAAACGCCCCTGCTACCGCTGCGAACGGCGCGCCCGCGAAGGCGGCCGTCGTCGCGCCGCCCAAAGAGGACAAGGTCAACCCGCCCGAGACTCGCCCCGCGATCGCGCCGCCTGCGATGCCGGCGATGCCCGCGCTCGACGCGCGCGTCCTCGCGATCGTCGCAGACCGCCTCGGGGACGCGCTCAAGTTGATCGCGGCGGACCTTCGAGGACGGTAGACCATGACAGGCCGCGAAAAGGCCGAGCACTTTTCGCAACTACTCGATCATGCGACGTCACTGCTCACGGTATGTCTCTGCAAGGATTGCGCCTTCGCCGAGCATATCCGTGAGCAGATGGTCACGCTGGAGTGGGAGCGCACTATTGTCGATCTCAAAGTCGACGAGCGCGGCGTGTCGGGAACGCTAGAGTGCGGGTTCGTGTTCATGCCGTGGCACGCGATCGTCTGCATGCGCTCGACGTATGCGCCACCGCGGCTCAGATTGATCAAAGGCGGTAAGTAGTACATGGGGTTAGCTAGTGACATCGCCGCCCGCCTCGGGCGCATGACCACGCCAGGCGGGCAGGTCGTCAACTGCGTGATGGAAACGATCGACTTCCGGCGCGTGCGCGACCTGCCGCGCCGGGAGTGGACTGAAGATCCAACGCTCGATCGTCTCGTCGCCGCGCTCACCACCGCGCTCAAAACCGAGCACGGCATCGAGACGCTGCGGCCAGTGCAGGCGGCGACCTTGAGCGAGCTGCACGACTATCGAGGTGCGTTCGTTACCGCGAGAGTCGGCGCCGGCAAGACGTTGATCGGAGCGCTCGCGGGGAGCGAGCTCGTGCTCGACGCCAAGCGCCCCATGTACATCACGCGAGGCGGCGCTGAAGCCAGTACCCGCAAGGCGCTTTACGATATCTCGGCCCACTGGAAAATCCGCCCGATCAATCTCACGAGCTACAGCAAGCTCGCCCTCGACTACGACAACAAGATCCTCGGCGGCTACCAGCCCGATCTGATCATCGCGGACGAGTCCGATGCCATGGCCAACACGAAAAATGGCTGCTGGCAGATCGTCGGGCATTACGTGCACGCCATGCGAGCACGTGAACGGGCGGAGAAACTGCCGTTCGGCACATTGCTCGTGTTCCTGCCGATGTGCGGCACGCCCACCGACACGAGCATCCGCCAGTACTGGCACCTGCTCCACGCCGCGTTAGGCCCCGAGCGCTGTCCGGTACCCAAAGACTGGAGCGAAAAAGCGGGCTGGTGCGCGGCGCTTGACGAGGGCGTTACACCGGAGTCGAGATGGCAACCCGGCGCGTTGCCAAGGCTTGACCTGGAGGCCGCTATAGGTGCGTCGGAACTGGAACGCGCTCGGAACGCGTACGGGTCACGGTTCCGCAAGACGCCGGGCATCATGACTACCGGCGACGCGCGCCCGCCGAACCGCTTGCATATTACCGCGGTCGACTTGGAAGCGTCGCCCAAAGTCGCGGACATGATCACGGAGATGCGCCTCACGTACCGCACGCCAGACGGGCACCCGTTCGAGATGCCGATGGAACTGTGGCGGCACGCAAGAGAGCTGCAAGCCGACTTTTACAACGTATGGGATCCGCGCCCGCCCGCGGAGTGGCTTGCAGTGCGTAAGGAGTGGCACCAGCTACGCGACGATAACTACGGCCCGCACAAGCGCTACCGCACGCCGGGGCATTTGGTGAACGCGATCGTGGCCAACCAGGAACGCAACGTGCAACTGGTCGACGTCTGGAACGCGTGGCAGGCGATGAAACCCACGTTCGTGCCAAACCCCGTTCCGGTATTCGTGGACGACACGACGACGAACCGATGCGCCGAGTGGCTGGAGCAAAGTCAGGGCGGACTGCTATGGGTCGAGCATCCCGACCTCGGAGAACGTCTCGAGAAGCTAACAGGCGTGCCCTTCTACCACTCGCACGGGCTCCGGAAAGACGGCCGGTCGTTAGAGCAGCACCGCAGAGGATTTCCTGCAATCGCATCTGTGCGCAGCTGTAGTTACGCATTGAATCTACAAAAGATTTTTCACCGCAATTACTACGCGACCCCCATGTCAACTAACAAGTACTGGGAGCAATCCATGGGTCGCACGCACCGAGACGGGCAGACGGAACCCACAGTTCACGTCGAGGTGGCCATGATGGTTAGCGAAGCGTACTCGTCCATGGTGTACGCGATCCGGAAAGCTGAGATGGTCCACAGCACCATGAAACAAGGCCAAAAACTTGTGTACGCGGAAGTGCGCGACTTGAGCAAGATCGAGGCACTGATCTCGCGACGCAACGATTCGATGTGGATCTATGAAATTGACGCCGTGTAACCGTTGCGATTGTAGAGCGCTTCGATCACTATAGATGTAGATACTTTTCGGGGTATCTCAACTACAAGGATAGGCATTACATGGGAGCACTCAGTTACAAGGGCATCGGGCAAGCATCGGTCTCGGGTCGACGCAACAAGCTGGACCAAGACGGCGACTACGCCGTGCAGCTGGACGCGATCAAAGAAGCTGTTTCGATCGAGCTAGGCGGCAAGCGGTCGTACGTGATCGAGTTGACCGTACTCGAATCCAATAATCCGCGTATTCGCGTTGGCGAAGAACGTTCGGTGACAATCAACCGGCTCGATAGCGATCTCGACTACGAGGTCATGACCGCTTTGGGCAACCTCAAGAACTTTTTAGCTGCTGCTCTCACCGATCTCGCGCAAACCTACGTCGATCCCGAGGTGGAAGTACCGCCGGGTGAAGCCGAGGACTTCTGGGAAAAGACGGCGGAAAAATCGATGCTCGACGACGGCGCGTTTTTCCGAGGCGCGAAAATGCGCGTCAAGGTGCAGCGCATCGACACGAAGAAGACAAAGGCGCTTCGCAAAGAGGGCGCGAGCGAGGAACAAATCGCACAGCGCATGTTCCCAAGGACGACATTCCGCCCGTACGACTCCGCGCTGGTGCCTGCATAATGGAACCGTCCCGTCCCGCTGGGTGGTTGCTCGCGTGGGTTGCGGAATACCGCAATTGGGACGCGAGCGACCGCCTCAGCGCGGACGAGTTGGCCAGCCGGATACGGTGGTGCCGTACCGTGCCGCATACGCACGAGCACCGCCTCCTGAGTACGATCCTCCTACTTCAGGCCGAGCTGGAGGCGCTCAAAGCGCTATGAACTTCCCCGACCGCTATCGCCTGCTCGGGCTGGTCGAGGTTCCGCCGACGTGGATCGGCGTGCCTGGCGTCGTGCGGGACATCCACAACCAAGTTAGCGGCGCCCTCTACCTCCGGCGCGTGTACCTCGCCCCGAACCTGTACCTGCACAAGATCGCGCAAGCCGACGCCGACCGGCACCTGCACAATCACCCGTGGCGCTGGGCGTGGTCGTACGTCATCAAGGGCGGCTACCTGGAGCAACGTCACCCGCGCGAGCAGCAGGGCTCGTACACGCGCGAGTTGCGGCGCGGGGCGACGAACCTGCTACGCGCTGGGGACTATCACCGCATTCGCACGGTACGACCCGGCACGTGGACCCTGTTCCTCACGGGCAAGCGCGCCAGCAGTTGGGGCTTCTGGACGAGGCAAGGGCACGTCGACCATGAGGTCTATTTCCAGTGATCTCGTTTGATCTCGAAACCTACCTGATCGAGCGCCCCGTCGCGGCGCCGAGGCCGGTTTGCGTAGGTTTTTCCGCGACCGAGCGCGGGGACGGGATCGAGCAGTTCAATTGCGGCGGCCAGGCGCTCGACATGGTCTGGCACTGGCTCACGTCGTGTAACGAGCGCCTGATCAACCAAACGATCGCGTTCGACATGACGTGCTTGATGGCGTACGAGCCCGACCTGATCGCGCCGGTGTTTCAGGCATACGTAGACGAACGCGTCGAGTCGATCGACCTGAACCAGAAGTTGATCGACATCGCGAAGGGCGAGCTGAAGTTCCGGAAGCTGCATGGCGGTTACGCGCTCGACGCTATCGCGCGCCGGCACAACCTCCCGATCGAGATCGCCAAGGATGATCCGTGGCGCCTGCGGTACGCGGAGTTGGACGCCCTGCCGATCAAGTACTGGCCCGAAGAAGCGCGCGAGTACCCGCGCAAGGATGCACAGGCGCCTTACCTGATCTGGAAAGCCCAACGGGCGATCGACGAAGCATGGCGCAAAGAACACGGCTCCACGATCCTGCAAGATGCCCCACGGCGAGCGCAGTACGACCTAGCGCTGCGGCTATGCTCGATCTGGGGCGTGAGGACCGACGCGACGCGCGTACGCGAGCTAAAAGCGGCGACTGAGCGGCGCATGTACGAGCTATGGAAAGGCGGCTGGACCGGAGCGAAGACGGGCCGCCGGCACGCGCCGCTGACCGAGGCGCGCGTTACCTACGTCGAAGCGGGGAAGGAAGTAACGGCGTGTCTCGTCCGCCCCTCGGGTACCAAGAACATGAAAGCGGCGCAGGCGCTCGTCGAGCAAGCGTTTCTCGCGCGCAAGCTGCCGATCCCCATGACGACGCCGAAAGAGAACCCCAAGACGGGCAAGACGGCGGAGCCACAGACCAGCACGTCACGAGACACGTGCTTGCTCTCGGGTAGCGAGACGCTAGCCGACTTCGCGGAGTTCGCGCGGATAGGCACCCTGATCAAGCGGATCGAAGATCTGGAGTTCGGCGTCGACCTGCCGCTTCAACCTCGGTACGATTCGCTTCTCGAGTCGGGCCGTACGTCGTCGAGTAAAGGCAAGAGCAAAAAGCCGCTCCCGCGTGATCTGGTCGGCGTCCAAATACAGAACTTCCCCCGCGCTCCGGATGCCGAGCTGAAGCGCGTCATGGTCGAGATGTTCGGCCGCGTGAGCGACGCGCGGGCGACCTTGGCACCCCGACCGGGCAACGTTTTCATTCTCGCCGACTACAGCGCGGGCGAGTTGCACACACTCGCGCAGACGTGCCGTGACTTGTTCGGCTACTCGAAACTCGGCGACATGCTGAACGACGGGACTGACGTTCATTTGTGGTTCGGCGCGAAGGCGTACGCCAAGGGGGTCAGCTACGAGCAGGCGCTAGCCCGGTACAAGGCCGGTGACAGCGAGGTCAAGGCGTGGCGGCAGAGTGCCAAGCCGATTACGTTCGGCCGGCCTGGCGGGATGGGCGCCCGTAAAATGGTTATCACCGCTCGTAAGTCCTACGGCGTCCAGTTCACGATCGACGAGGCCGAGCGCTTGATCGACTTGTTCGATCAGGAGTTCCCCGAGATCGAAGCGTTATTCAATCACGTCGCCGGGATGCTTGGCACCCATTCCACCTGTACGACGCAGCACGTGCGCACCGGGTTTTGGCGGGGCGGGTGCGGTTACAGTGCAGCTTGTAACCAGCAGTTCCAGCATTTACTTGCGGCCGGCGCGTTGCCGGCGCTGTTTCACGTGGTGAAGGAATGTTACTGTCCCCCTGACGCTCCTGATTTAGGCTGCTCTCCATCGGGCGCGCTGTACGAGTTCCGGCCGGTGGCATTCGTTCACGACGAAATCGTTCTAGAAGGCCCGCGCGAGCGCGCTGCATCTGCCGTCGCGAGACTCAGTGAGATCATGGAACGGGAGATCAATCTCGTGACCCCGAACTACCCGACGCGTGCCGAGGGCGTGATCACCGAGATCTGGACCAAGGATGCGAAGGCGGTGTTTGATCCGGAGACAGGGGAACAAGTGGCATGGAAGGCGGCATAGATGCATTCGCACGATAGAACCTTGCTATCGCGTCTCGGATTCGCAGACCCGGATCGAAAGAGCCCCGAGCACACGATGGCGTGCCTCTATCTAGCCGATCCGGTTGGCGCCGAGCGGCTGATTGATAGCTTGTTTCGGGGGCGCTTGCTACTCGCGCTCGTCGAGGCAAGACAGCAAAGCGAAGACTGGGGGGAGATCTACGACGATTATCTACCGGCACCTATCAGCAAACAGTGTGAAATACAGACGCAAAGTCAATTGCTAGACGCTCCCGAGCACTACTGGCAACGCCTGACGACACGTATCGAGGTGCCGATCAATAAAGGGCACGCTCAGTACCAAACGACAATAGGTTTTGTTGACGTACAAATAGAGGCCGGCGCGGGCGTTCATCGTAGGAATAGGAGAAAAATCCGCCCTTCGCCTCGTCTGTGGGCCGACGCAGGCAAGCGTGAACAGGCTAAGTTAGCAGATTTTGTCGTGGGGGACTGGACCGAACCTTACGCCTCCGCCTTGCTAAACGAACACGTTTGCGTGGAGGTAAAGACGCAAGTGCACGATGCCGCCGAGGTCATTAGACAGATCACCCTCTACCGTGAATATATGGGGTGGGGCGGCATAACATGGGGCGTCGTATCGTGCACTCCAATTGCCCCGCGCATGGTTGAAGCGTTGCAGGCCGCCGACCTGTTCGTGCGCGTGTTAGGCGACGATTACGCCGCATGGAAGGCTACCGTCCCGGACGACGTTCGAGTGGAGTCACTATAGGAGCCAAAGGACGCTATAAGATGCCAGCCCCCGCCCCTAAATGCATGAAAGCCCTGTACGGCGCTCGGGCCGAATCGCGCAAGAACACGGTCAAGTCGCTTATCAGTCCAGGCGAGCGTCCGCAGGAGATCTACACCCCGCGCAATATACTCACGGCGATCCGGGCCATGTGGCCTTCGATCGCCCTTGACCCGTGCGGGAGCCCGGACTCGATCGTGTACGCGGACCAGACCTACTGTATCTCCCCGTCGATCGTTCAGACGAAGGCCGGCACTACGCGAGTCGTGTACCTGCCCGGCACGCCTGGCGAGGTCGACGGCCTGCGCGCTCCATGGGTCGATTACACGTACGTCAACCCGCCGTTCCGCTCGCTCGATCTGTGGCTCGATAGGGCGCTCGCCGAAGGGACGAGCGGCAAAGAGATCCTCATGCTCGCGCCCGCGCGGACTAACCGTAAATGGTTCCGTGCGGCGACGCGCACGTGTTCCAGCATCTGCGAACTGGACCCGGTCACGTTCGAGGGTTTCGATCAGGCGTTCCCCGCTCCGCTATGGATGCTGTACTGGGGCCAGCTGACGAACCTGTTCGAGTTCGAGTTCGACACCGTACTAGGGGGCGTGCGATGAAACGGCGCGCGAAGTGGACGACTGACGATCCATTCGGGCTCACGTTCCAGGAGCGCCGCATCGTTGAACTGCTACGCGCCGGGAGGCGCACGCGCGACATCTGCACGATCCTGAACCTGACCACGACGCGAAGTCTGTACACGTACTGCTACCGGATCTTCAGAAAGACTGGAACCCACCACCGGCTGGAGTTGTTAGCAAAGGTCCCGCCGTGGTCTCCCGACGTGACGCTGGAGCAAGAGTTAGAGGGCGTAGTCAGCAAGGGGGAGTCATGATCTCGCGCCCGCCTACGATTTACGTGGATCCTGGCGTTCAATACGCCGGCTGGTGCCGAGGCGATCACGGCGTTCTGACTGCTGCCGGCAAGATAGACCGTCAGGACTTCCGGTCGCTGGTTGCGTGGATGGCGAAGCGCGTGGTCGTCGAGCAGCCGTGGGGCGTCAAAGAGATCAGCTTAGCCCGAGGCGCGAAGGGCTCGACGCTCCAGGACATTTTAGAACTCACACTCGCCGCTGGCGAGTATGCCGGCAGCTTTGACCAGCGCGTGTACCAGCACCCGTACCCGGCCCCGAAACCGATCCGGCACGAGCGGGCGCTTGAGGCGCTGGACAGGCACGAGCTGGCGCGTTTGCCTCCGCAGAAGACGTATCGCCAGCACACGTTATGTGCCGTGTACATGTTTTTGCGAGACGTGGGGAGGATAGTGGCATGATCATCGAAGGACTCGACATCATGACCCGAGACGAGGCGGCAAAGTACATCGGGAAGTCAGTCGAAACGCTCGACCGCTGGATCAAGTCGGGCCTCGTGCCCGCGTACCGGCTCGGTCCCAAGACAATTCTGGTGCGCAAGTCTGATCTGGACAAGTTGTTGCGGCCGATTATGGAGGTTCCGTGACCACCCTTCAGCAATTGGCATGGTGCACCCACGTGCACCACTACCGCTACGTGCACATGTCTTCGCCAACGGCGAGCGCGCGGCAAACCTTGTTCGCGCTCCAGTGCACGTTCAGTGAGATCGTAGGCCGCCTGATCGAGCGCGGGGACAAGCTGCCCGACTCGGCGTGGAGGGAGTACCAATGACCGGCTACAACGCGTGCTTGCTCTCGATCTACGCCGCGCGCAACTGGGCAAGGCACGTCAAAAACACACATCCGGATCTAAGCGGTGCGATGCTGGTGTACTGGTGCGAGCGGAGCCTACCGGGGCTGTTCGAGTGGGGACCAGGCGATGGACGAAAACCGGCGCTATAGTCGCTGGATCGTGTGGCCGTACATCTTCGACGGTCGCTGGGGCTATCCATTACAAGGTCCGTATACAACTATAGATGCAGCCTGCTACGATCTAGCTACACCTAACGGAGGGTTCATGGACGACGTTGAGAGTCAGATGGCGGAAGTAGTAGAGACCCCGGCGACCGCGGAGAAACCGGCGCGACGTAAGCGGCGCACGAAGGCGGAGATCGAGGCGGCCAAGGGCGGGACTCAGATTATACCGGCGGAGCCGGTGATCCCGGACACGGTTGCACTGTACGAGCAGGAAGCGAGAGAACTGCTCGCCAAGCTGGCGCACGCCGTGGTCGAGACGCAGGAGGACATGGACGAGGCCGGCGCAATCAAGCGCGCGGCATTCGAACAGCAGAAAAAACTCGAGGCCGAGCGCAAGGATCTGAAGGCGCCCGTGCTGGAGACGGGTCGCAGGATCGATAACAAATACAAGGTGTCTCTCGGCTACTGCCAAGCGATCCAAGACGCGTGCGAAAAGCTCATGGTTACCTTCCGCTTGCAAGCCGCAGCCAAGCAGGACGCCGCCTTGAAGGCGATCGCGGAGTCGGGCGGCACGCTGGCGGACGAGAGCACGCTTGTGGTCGCGCATGGCGCCGAGGTGCTGGCGCTACCGGACACTGTCCGGGAGGTCGTCACTTACAGCTGGCGCGTCGTGGACGCCGGGGCGATCGAAGAAGTATATTGGCAACGCGTGCTCAACGAGGCGCTAATCGATGGCATTGTAAAGGAAAAGGGTTTCGCGGCGAACATTCCCGGTATCCAGATCGAGCGGGAGATTTCGATCGCGAATAAGGCGGTGAGGACGTGAAAATATGGACGAGGAAATAGAAGTAATCAAAGACATGCTAGAGCAAGCGGACGGCCCGGACGGGCGTTATGGCCTTCAGGTCGAAGTCGTGTTCGAGTACGTCACAAGGCGGTTAGCAGGGGAAACGCCCGTGGACGCTGCGCTTCAGGCGTTGTCGGAATGGGACCTATGACCCTCGACGACCTCAAAGGCCGCACGTACGTAGACCGCGTTGACTTCTGGCGTGATCTCGAACGTGTGATTGACGACGTCTGCTGTGAAACGATCCGCAAGTGCGCCGAGGTCGCGCGCATCCGCCGCAGCTCGACTACCGCGATGACCGCGAACACGTGCGAAGCTGCGGCGAAACGGATCGAGGCGCTACTCGAACCCGAGGAATCCGGCCTATGAGCGAAGCAAAAGACGAAGCGGAACAAATCTGGACCGATATCGGGACGATCTTCGGCGGGGCCGGCACGTTCACGGGCGAGCAGCAGGACGGGTACGCGAAAGCGATCATCGCCGCCGCTTTGCAGCGGCACATGGATCGCGAACAAGCGCGCTGGAACGAGAAGGAAGCGCTAGCTTTCGACCGTGACCAACTTCTAGAGGAGCGGGACGAATTGCGGGAACGCGCCGAGAAAGCGGAAGCACGACTCGCCGCCTTCGACACATGGTGCAAGCGGGGGAACGGCGCCGACTACCGTCAGCTGTTCAACGACTGGGTACACTCTGAGACCAACATCGACACGATGCGTGCGCGCCTGATCGCGGCCGATGAGGGCGCGGATTATCTGCACATGTGTCTCGTCGAGCAGCAGACGCGCGCCGAGGCGGCCGAGGCGGCGGCAAAGCATGGCGAAGCCTGGTACCGAATGACGGAACAGTGGCGGCTACGTACTGAAGCAGCCGAAACGGAGCGCGACAAGGCGCGCGAGCTTCTCGACGATCTCTCGCGCGAGCTGACCGAGGAGATCGAGGCGCACCGACTGACGCGGCAACGCCTCGCCGATCTCATTGGCGAAGTCGTGGAGTGGAGCGAGTTACCCGAAAACGCCGTCGTGGCGTCATGGCGAGCGCTTCTTGAAATCCTCGCCAAGTACGAGCAGCCGGAATGAACACGCAACAGCGCCATCGCGACTACTTCCTCGTGTGCGAACTGCTCGGGGCGCGTCCCGGTGAATCGATTCGCGACGCCGCCCAGCGGATCGTTGACGATGCCCGGTTCGGGCGCCGGGTGCTGCTCGCCAATTTCCTGCTGACCACGGCCAGGAGTCCAACCGATCCGTTCCTTCCGATTCACGCGACCGCCGATCTCGCGCGGCGGAAGGGGTGGGCGAGGTGAACGTAGCGCGCCTCCGATCGCTGACGCTGAACCGATGCGAAGTCGGAGACTGCCGAGAAGTGCTGCCCGTGCTGCCCGATGCAATCTTCTCGTGCTGCGTGACGAGTCCGCCATACTGGGGCCTGCGCGACTACGGGCACGCGGACCAGATCGGGCTTGAGACGACGCCAGAAGCGTACGTAACGGAACTCGTGCTGCTATTTCGCGAGGTCCGGCGCGTGCTGCGTGATGACGGTACGCTGTGGCTCAATCTTGGCGACTCGTACGCGAGTACGACGAAGGGAAGCGGCGGGCCGGCATCGTCGAGCGGGTTGCGACGCGACGGACGTCCCGAAGCTTCACGCTTACAGTCGGCGGCGTGCACTTTAGCAACGCAACGCATGAAGCCCGTCCATCTGGAGCACGGTCTCAAGTCCAAAGACCTCGTCGGCATCCCGTGGCGGGTCGCGTTCGCGCTGCAAGCGGACGGCTGGTATCTCCGCTCCGATATCATCTGGTGCAAGCCAAACCCCATGCCCGAGTCCGTCACTGACCGGCCGACGAAGGCGCACGAGTACCTGTTTCTGCTCGCGAAGGGGAAGCAGTACTATTTTGATGCGGACGCGATAAAGGAAGTTGCGACGGGGCGAGCAGCCGGCAACAAGCGGCATCGTGGCGCAGGCGCGTACGCAGACGGCGACGAATACCACCGCACAAAAGGCGGGTTGCTCAACACGACCGCAACGCTTGAGAGAAACACCCGCACCGTCTGGACGATCGCGCCGCAACCCTACGCGGGCGCACATTTCGCGACCATGCCCCCGAAGTTGGTCGAGCGCTGCGTGCTCGCCGGGGCGCCGATAGGCGGGGTCGTACTCGATCCGTTCCTCGGTTCGGGGACGACGGCCATGGTCGCGCAGCGCCTTGGCCGGCAATGGTTCGGGATCGAAGCGAACCCCGCGTACAAGCCGCTGATCGCAGAGCGGGTACAGGATGCCCGATAACAACGGCCACGGCATGAACTGGATCCGGCTCGAGAAGCGGCTCGCGATCTACCACCGGGACCACTTCGATTGCGTGTGGTGTCGCGGGGTGTTTCCGATCGACGTGCGCGGGTACGGGCTCACGCTCGATCACCTGGTGCCCGGGCGGGACCACCGGCCGGTCAATCTAGTCACGTCCTGCGCCTCTTGCAACGCCGCGCGCGGTAACTGTAGCGTCGAGGAGTGGCTGTTGTTACTGCGTCGTTCCGGGCACAGACGAGTACGGGAGCGCATCCGTACCCACATTCCGATCGATCTAGAAGCCGGGAAATACCTGCGCTGGCTGCGTCGGAGTAGTGGCGAATCCTGTCTATAGCTGTTAGCCTTGATCTGTACAGCTATGGAGGGATCATGTCAGGAGTACTAGGCAGACGCTTTCGATTCGCTTGGACGGAAAAAGACAAAGGCGCGTGGTGTCATCAAGCGCGCTGCAAAGACGCAGCAGTGTCCAATCGCCTTTGCGCTGCTCATGGCGCGTACTGGCTCGCGCGCGGGCAGCAGCCGCCGATGCCGGAGTACGAACACGACTACGTCGACCTTGTCGACGCGCTGGAAAAAGACGCGCTAGAGGCCGCGCGCGAGCGCAAGGCCATGGCCGCGTTGCCGATGCGGTCGTTCAAGGACGCTGAGACGATGCGCAATCAACTGCTGGGCGCCCGAGCGCTGATCGAGCAGGCGCACCAGAAGAAGATCGACACCGTCCGCCCGTTACTGGCCGAGGCCCGGAGCCTGCGCAAGGCGCTCAACGATGTGATCGACGCCTACAGGGCGTGCGAGTCGCTGGCGCTCACGCGCCTAGAGCAGTTTGAGCACCTGCACGATTTCGAGGTCGCCAAGCCGAGCAAGTCTGACATGCCCCCGAGGCCGCAGAGGCGCTCGGTAGCGCCGAAGGCGGTCGCGAAGAAGAAAGGGCGGGGGCGATGAAACCCTGGACTCCATTGGTAGAGGCTGCGTTCCCCGACGATGCTCCGGACCAAGGCCCCACGTTCGTCAATTGCCTTTACCAGGTGACGGTGCGGACCCTGCCTCAGAACGTGACGTGGCTAGTCATTCGAAGGCATAACAACGAACCCGTGCACGACTGGCGGGACCTTCAACAGATCAAAAACGAACTCTGCGGTCCCGAGTCCGAAGGCGTGGAGCTGTACCCCGCCGAGAGTCGGTTGGTTGACGAGAGCAACGAGTACCACATGTTCGTGCTCCCGCCTGGCGAGCGCGTTCCGTTCGGCTACGGTACACGTTCAATAGGCACGAACCCGCCGGGTAAGAACAAGCAACGGCCTTGGCGACCGGGACTGGTGCCGGCGGAACTGAAGGACGCCGAAAAATGATCCGCATAACCATCAACCTCGACGTGTCCCTGACCGCCCGCGAGGCCACGGGCCGGTACGACGAGGCGCTCCCGGAGCCGAGCGACAAGGTAGCGCTGGTGGCGGTACGGGAGGCGCTACGCTCTAGGGGGCCGCTCCGGTTCCTTGAAGCCTACGGGCTGGACGACTCACTGGATATCGAGCTGGAGATCGAATCGTGACCAGGTACACCGGCGCAGACTTGGAACTAGCACAGCACTGGTCCGCGCAGACAGCATACGACCACCCAGAAGCTCTAGCCCAGTTGATCGCAGACGTGCGCCAGGAGACGCGCGAGGCCACGATTCGGGAGTGCATTGCCGTAGCGGATTGTGACGCCGGGTACGTTGACGTGATCCTCGCGCGACTTGAGGCCCTGCTCAAGCCCCCGAGCGCGCCGGCCGAGCCGAAGTGCAAAGTGTGCGGCGAGCTGCGCGAGGCTGGCGATCACTTCACCACCGGGCACCCCTTCGAACCCGACCATGGCTGACGTCGGCGACGGCCCGGTCTGGTTCGCGATTGCGTTAGGGGTGTGGGGAATCCTCCAGGCGCTGGTTGACCTTTTGGACCGCCCCTGAACTGAACGCGGGGATCAGTTCAGGGGCGCTTCGCCAGCCGCTCGATCTCGCTCTTAGGGATACGGACTGCGGCGCCGAACCGAATCGCCCGCAGTTCGCCCCGATCGATCATTCGCCGGATCGTCCGAGCGTGCAGGCCGTGCGCCTCGGCGACCTCCTGCACGCTGAACGAGATTCGCTCCGCAGGGGACTCGTATTTTCTAGCAGCCATCGGAGACCTCTACACGTCCAGGTAGGTCCCGTATGCTGGTGCTGGTACTGGTGCCGGATCTGGTGCTTGTGCTTGCGTGCCGCGGGTAGGACTGTCGTGCTCGCGGCGGGACTCTCGAATACTACCGCGACACGATCAGATCGTCGATACCCATGGCGGTCTCAAGATTCCGCGCGGTCGGGTCGACAGTGATCGAATCGGCATACAACCGATCCGCGACAGTCGTGCTGTGTCCGAGCCGCTTGCCTGACTTGAACGGGCCATACCACGGGGCGCTGCATAGGTAGCTGGCGCATGTCTCGCGGCACTCCTGGAACGTCCAGTTATCGTCAAGGCGCTTGATCAGGCGCTTGCGGGCTGCGGCGGTGTTCGTAGCGCTCATAGCAAAGAGGCGCGGGCGCGTGCGCGGGAGCGTCTCGAAAATGGCCATGAGCGCGGGCGAGATCGCTAGGTCGACTCGCCGGCCGCGTTTGGTTTTCGTGTCGCTCGGTTTCAGCATGATGTGCTTGTTCGCGAAGTCGATCTGCTTCCAACGTAGCGCAAGGCACTCAGCAGCGCGCATGCCGGTAAGCAGCAACGTGACCAGGTACGGGAACAAGCGCGGCTCGTGCTCGCGGCACGTCTCAAGTATCTCGCGGATGCGCTCGCGGGCAATCGGTGCGGGTAGCTCACGCTCGCCAACCTTTTGCGGCGCCAACGCGTCGTGGATGTCGTCACGCGATAGCGCCACCTGTGACTGCGTGCGGAGCCACTCCAGGACAGTCGCCAGGCCCCGCAGTTCCCGGTTTACGGTTCGAGCGCTACGCGGCTTGCCGATCTCGCGGTACTCGTACCGCTTGCCGCCCGCCACCGGCACTCGTTTACGTGCCGTGACGCGGGTCGCGCGAAAGATAAAGAGCTTGGCTTTCGTCAGCGCGTCGGCCCGTTCAATCTTGACGGTCGCAGCCCACGCGAGCAGGGCATCGGCCGCGTCACGGTAGGCCGTCAGCGTCTTGGGGCGTAGCTGTTCCTGCCACGCGGTGAAGTAGGCCGCGATGGCGTCCGCCAACGATGGCCACGTGATCGGCACAACTTCCCCCGACTCGATCGCCGCGCGCTGGCGTCCTAGCGCTTTGGACTTTTCCTTCAGCCATCGCAGGCGTGCAGGTTCGGTATTCAGTGCCGGGTCAAGCGTGCTAAAGACGACTTTCTGCGTGACGGGATCCTTCCAAGAGACGCGAAAGCGCTGGCCGCGCGGGAACATCGTCACACCAGGATGCGAGGTAATTTTGGGCATGGATAAGCGTAGCGTGAGTGGCAGTAAACCGGCAGTAAAAAACCGCGCAGGGGGGTACACGTGAGCCCCTGCTAGTCAGGGGTCAAAGAGCCAAATTCCCGCAGAAAACACCGTTTGCTCCCGTAGCTCAGTGGATAGAGTCGCGGTTTCCTAAACCTCCTTTCACATCAATAATATCAATAACTTAGACGGGTGTGGCAGTGAAAACGGCAGTAATAAAGTCCGCTAGCGTCGGCAGGAAAGGCGGCCGACCCCGCTAGCCGCTCCCGCTACCCGCACGCCCTCCCAACGGCTCTAGGAGCCGTCTTGCCGCCGAGGACGCGCTCATGGCTAGATGGGCGTCCCGACCGGCGGCGAAGGGCCGCGTGAGCGAACGCGTGCGCAAAGCTCACTCCCGCTCGCCCCGGTCGGCTACCTGCCCATGCCCAAAGCCCGTAGCTACGAACGCGTAATCGAGATCACGGACCCGGACGCGGCCCGAGCCTGCTTCGCCGAACTCGTGGACGAGTACTGTCAGGAGCACCCCGCCGTCACGGTTGACGAAGCCCAAACCGCAGTCCGCGTTGGCATCGGCTACTTCGCCGGCTACTTCGACAACGCGACCCGAGAGCGCGTGGAGCGCCTGTTCGAGTGCGAGCACCCCTACTTCGGCTCGATCGCGAAGAACGGGCCGCCGACAGCCAGCGAGGCCCTAGAGATCGGGATCGCGTTCGGGCGCCTCGTCCGCGGCAAGTCGGACGGTGACGCGTGACGTTCCAGGACGCGCTAACCGCGATACAGGCCGGCCACCGGGTTCGGCGCGCGAAGTGGACCGTGGTCAAGTACATGTTCCTCGATCAGGGGGATTTCCTTGGCTGGACCGAGTCCCGCCAAGCGCTCGCAATACGCGGCATCGACAAGCCCGTGTTTCTGGCGATCACCCTGCGTACCGTCGACATCCTGGCCACGGACTGGGAGCTGGTGCCTTGATCGCCTCACTGCGCCGCGTCGGCCTCCGCTTCAACCTCGGGTTCCGGTAGCGCGTTCACGATCCGCGCCCACGCTAGCTCCGCGTACGCGGGGACAAGTTCCACCCCGATAAACCGCGCGCCCTCCAGGATAGCCGCTACCCCCGTCGAGCCCGAGCCCATGAACGGATCGAGGACCACGCCACCCGGCGGCGTCACCAGGCGCACGAGCCAGCGCATGAGCGCGATCGGTTTCACGGTCGGGTGCGTGTTCTGGCGCTCACCGGAGCCCCCGAGGCCGGCTTCGCGTTCGGAACGAGACGCTTTCGCCGTGTAGAAAAATCTGGACGCGCCGCCGCTGTCGCCGAAACGGTGCATGTCGCCTGTGGAGCACGGGACATTGTAACTGCTTTCGTCATAGACCTTGGGCCGTGGGTTGGCTGAACCGTTCCGCGCTTGCCCCGCGCCGTGCAACTTGTCTGCGGTCTGCTCATCAAGCATCGCCGCCGCGTCCTCGTCCAGGACCAGGTTCGCGGGCCAGCGGCCGAGAGCCTCACCCGCCCTGGCTTGCAAGTAGACCTCGGCAGAACCACAGCGGACTATGCGACCAATTGCAGCCCCTTCAGATGCCGTTAGTCCACTGATCGGTACCGCACCTGTTCGCTTGATTCGTTCGCGTAACTTGACGGATGGGCTTGGGCCCCCGCCAACCCTGCACCCATCCACGTTCAACGCACCGCACCCGTGCTCAAGCACGTTGCTCGCGACCGTGCCCTTGAACGGTTTGCGCGCGAGGTAGATCGGCTCCCATGCCGGTTTCAAGGCGGTGCCCCAGCCTTGCCATTGCTGCGCGGCGGGGGTGGCGGGGGCTGTCAAAACAGACGCAGTCTTGTCGTAGTTATCACGGTGCGTGTCTTTACCGGGATGCCCCCATAGAAGCGCCCCGGCTGGGTTCGGATGTTTGCCCGTTACCTCCCGCACCGCCCCCGCTTCGCGATCGATCGCCTTACTGATGTCATGCGATTTAGGAAATCCGACGCCGTACAAGTAGCTCAAGCAATCACGCAGCTCCCACCCCGCGTCCTCGATCGCGCACGCTAGCCGGTGCGCGGTGCGCGTGCCGCCGAACGCTAGAAGGTGAGCGCCTGGTTTCGCGACGCGCAAGCACTCGCGCCAATAGTCCGGGCCGGGGACTTGCTGATCCCAGCCCTTGCCCATGAAGCTTAGCCCGTACGGGGGATCGGTCACGATCGCGTCCACGCTATCAGCGGGCATAAGCCGCAGGGCCAGGCGCATGTCCCCGCAGATGATCACCGTAGCGCCGCGTACATCAAGAGCAGCGTCCCGGCGACGGCGAACACCCACCCCGCCGCGTTCGCGACCGCAGGCGGCAAGTTGGCCTTGCCGACCCACGCCGCGATCACGAGCCCGAGGGCGATAAAGAGCCCAGTGCTTGCATCGATCGTCATCGTCCTAGCCTCCCCGTTAGCCACAACACGAGCACGACCACGAGCAGGACGCCGACCGGCGACCAGCCGTAGTACCCGAAGCGGTCATAGCCAAGCCCACCGCAAACCAGCGCGAGCACGAGCAGGATGATCAGCAGCGACCACACGGCCGTCCTCCTTCGTCCGTGCCGGCGTCGGGCGCACAGCGAGCCGGTACCGTCGTCGTCGGCCCGCCCGTTCGCACGACGACGAACGTGCAGGCTTGGAGCAGGAGGACGGCGAAGATCAGCGTTCGCATGGCGTCACTATAGCGTACTATTGCTGCAACAGCCACGCGAACGAGCGGTTTGCAATCGTGACCGACTGCCCCGCCACGCCGGAGGCGTACCTCAAAACCAACGAACCTGTAGAGTTGGGCGCTACGCGGCAGAACAGCAAGGCCACGCGCGCCGAACCACCGGGGCCTACGGTCGGATTGCCCAAAGGCACGTCAAAGTTCGCGCTCTCCCACGAGGAATACATGGCGGTAGCACTTGTAGCCATCATCACGCCGTACCGCTGCGTGCCAGCAGTGCCTGTGAAGTTGAGCGAGAGCAGGAGGCCGTTACCGCCACCCTGCGTCGTATAGCCAAGCACCCAGACGCCGAGATAGCCGGCGCCGCTATGTAAAAGCGAAAAATTGAGCGACGTCGTAGCATCAACTAGCGTGGCACTGGTCGTGGTCGCGGTGCCGTTGTTGTTCGCGGTTTCGAGCTGGCGCCCGATAAAACTGCCGCCGGCACGGCTTACAAGTTCGTTATCCAGGATCGCGCCGAGTGACATGTTCGTCGGCCCGCTCGTCTCGATCAAGCCGTGCACGTGATCGAATGCGCTCGAGAGCAAGCCGACGCCCGCAGATGGCGAGCCGCCGACCTTGATCGGGATGGCGCTGCTAATACCTGGCGGATTGACTAGAGGCATGGTGTCACGGGACTATGTAGTTGTCAGTTTCAGTCACATGCGCATCGCCGACTGCGGTGCTCCATATGCCGGTAACGGTTCCGGTCCAGTATCGCCTTGGCATTTCCCAATATCCACCCGGTTCGATAAGCACTGACCAACTGGTGAGCGATGCGCCCGTGCCGAATTTTAGATAAAGCGTCGATGTCGACGTCTTATTGTTTACGACTATGAGCCCGACTCTGTTCGGGTTACTTGAGGCCAACGTAACAACGGTGGTGCTTGCGGATATCGTGTTGACGGTGGCGTCAAGTCCTATGTCCGCGCTGGTAACGATAACCGGATCAGAATCGGAAGCTAGCGTTACTGACAGCGAGCCGCTCACGGGCAGTTGCCCGAGTCCCACAGGCAACTGCGGCAGTGCCGGCAGCGTCAACACGTCCACGTCGCCGATGTTCGTCGTACCGGCTGCTAATCCCACTGTGCCGATGTTGACGCCGGCGTTGGCGGCCAACTTGCCGATCGCGTTCGTGCCGGCAGGGAGCGGAGGCATCGAAGCTATATCAACGTCGCCGATATTCGCGCTACCCGCGGGGAGCGACGTCCCAACACTCACAACTACGTTATTTCCGACCGTAACCGTACCAGTTACCGGAAGCGGGTTGCCGCCGTTGCCGATCACCATGAGCGGGGCGCCGCCGTCTGTTACCGCTAGCGCAGGCTGATCGCTAGCCATTGTCACGGCGAGCGATGTTGCTTTGACCTTCTGGCCGAGTGTCGCCGGTAGCTGAATGGCGTTATTGACGTCGACCGTCCCGATGTTGACGCCGACATTGGGCGCGAGTTTACCGATCGCGTTCGAGCCAGCGGGAAGCGGCGGCATGGACGCGATGTCCACGTCTCCGATATTGTTCGTGCCCGCGGGGATCGGAGCGGATAACGAAACAGGATGCGCTCCTTGATCGCCCGCCAGCACCACCGACAGCGACGCAGCTGACGGCTTAGCCCCCAGCGTCGCCGGCAACTGCGCCAACGCTGGTAACGTGAGGACGTCCACGTCGCCGATATTGTTGTTACCAGCCGGCAAGGCGGCATCGACGGCCACGGCGCCGATATGGTTGCTCCCGACCGGAAGCGATCCGGAGACCGAGAAGGTGCCCGAATTTACGTCCACCGTGCCGATATTCACGCCCGCGTTAGGCGCGAGCTTGCCGATCACGACGTTACTTGCTTGAAGTACGACCTTCAAACTTCCCGCGAGAACAGTGCCGGCAAGAGCGAGCAGTGCCGAGGTCATGTCGGTCAGCTGCGTCCGCACCGCAGCGGGCATGCCGGCAACCGGCCGTTTCTCAGCTCCGCCTGCGTCGCCAGACTCTTGCTGGAACTCGTAGACGTTGCCCGCGTTGTCTTTGTACTGGGTGGTTGCCATGGCTAGATAAAAATCACGGGTAGGGGATCGCTCTGCTCGCTAGCCGACAGATCCGGCGCGATCGCGTGGACCCCGATCGCAAGCACGGCCATCACAGGCGGACGCGTCGAGCCTCGGTGCAGGCTGTACGTCGCGACGAGAGCAGTACCGATCTCGGGCGGTACGGGACTCGGGGGGCCGGCACTAGGGACGAATTTTAGGGCTAGGGGCATAGCATCACCACATGACCTTCAGCTGATCGGCGGTTCCTAGTACGTCCGCATACTCCCCGATCACGCCAAAGATGCCGTGCGTGTGAATCGGGAACGCCTCGCGCGCCTGCTGTTCCAAGGGACTGCGCACGCCAACCACGCACGCGTCCAGCTCAACGGCCGCAGTACCTCCGGGGTACCGAATCCGCAGCGCCGGGATCATCGGGCCTACGCCGATCGGCTGCTCGTACGTGACCTTGTGCCAGACGTTGCCCTGCAACGTGACCGTCTTGGGCGACGAGATCGTGCCGTCGCGCTTCATGTAGGTCAGCTCAAAGCCGCGAGCTGTCGCTGAAGGGTTGCGGACCCAAAGGGACGCGTAGACGCTTTGCGCGGCGGGGTCTAGTAACTCCAGCGTTTGCGTCGCGGGGACAGTCGCGAGCTGCGCCGTAGCGGCCGTGTGATCGAGCGTGGTCGGGGAGTCGGCGGCGTTGTTGTTGACCGAAGTAAAACCGGACCACGCCGCGAAGTCTTTTTTATCCGAGTCGAGCACCTGCGCCATGAACTCGACCGCATACGTGTAATCCCACTCGCCGACCCATAGCGAGTCGCCAGCGTTACAGACTCCCGCCGCGAAAGGCGCGCCGGCCCGGTGGTACAACCGCACGTCCGGATTGCCGGTCAACTGTTGTAAGAACGCTTGAAGTTCCTCCCGGTTCGAGATGGCGTTGCCGTTCAAGATCGCGCGAATCCGATCGAGGCGTTCCGGATCGGTTAGCGGCACCGCGGGCGCTCCGACAATGCGCTCCCACGATACGAGATCGGTGTTTACGTTATCCGGGATCAATTCCTCCAGGATCAGGTCGTACGCAGCGCCAACGCGCGCCGGTTCCTGCGCCATGGCCGCCAGCAGGCGGTGCAAGGCGTCCGCGTTATTCGTCTGGTCCGACGTCGCCCATACCGGCCCCTGCGGCAGAAGCCGTCCAAGTAGCAGCGCGTGCTCGTTAGGGGTGAGGCTCATGTGAACGTCACCGTGCCGAGGACCGGCATTTGAGTTGGAGTCGCGACGACGTTAGCGTTCGGGCTGGTCAACACGTGGCTCGTCTCGCCGGCAGCTGCCGAAATCGCAGCGTTCATGCGGCTGAGATCGAGCGTCCCGCCCGGCTGTGCCTCGCGTAGAAAAAAGTCGGCGAGTTCGTTCTGCACTGCCGTCTTCACCTCCGGGGTGTTCGGTACGACGGACATGACGAAGTTCACAATCAACGCGGTGATCGCCGGCACCGTCACGATAACGGTAACCGGAGCCTTCGACTGAACGTGTGCTTGGACATCGGCAATCTCGCCAGGGTCCGGGAGGATCGCGGCACCTGTACCGTCGCCGTCTCGCACGAAGGTCACCGAAACCTGCCCAGCACCTAGCGCCTTCTCCCACGCGCGCGTAACACCGGGCACTTCGCGAGCCCACGCAACATAGTCTCCGGGCCCGCCACCGCTGGCCGTCTTCTGGATCACGCCAAGCAAGCGCGTGAGCGCGTCGGCCTGGCTCTCGACGTCGCTCCCATCAACTGAGGTTGTGAGCACGACGCCCTCGCTATCAACCGTCGCGATCGGCGTAGATAGCGTGAGCGGCTGGCCATCGTCGCAGTTGGCCAAGGTGCCCTCGTAGCCGAGTTTTGCCGCGATCCCGACCGCGCCGGTGAACGAGCCGAATGCGGAAACGTCCTCTAGCGTCACCGCAGCACTTGTCACGTAAAGCTGCCCGTCTGCTCGAGACAGCTCGGTACCTGCGGGAATCGTCACACCGGACGCTCCGCTGAACTCGTACAAGCCCCGCCACGGTGCGGGCGCCTGCTGATAGACGCCCCAGATCGCCGCCCAACGCCAAAAGTGTTCAGCATCGGCACGATCGGGGAAACCTTGATCTTTGATGTACGTCCCGTAGGCGTATTGGCCCTTAGATTGACCCGCCTCCGCCCGCGTCAAGGCATACTCGATCGTGGCCTGCTGCGGATCGACACCCAACGCCGCGCGAAAATCGCCCTTGATTCGGGCGATGATTGCCTGGAGGGTAGGGACGGAAAAAGCCACAACGCGCACCTATAGTAGCGGTTCAGCCCTGTAGTGTCACGTCCCATATCCGAACGAACGCCAAGGCGAGATTGCCGGGGCGCTGAATACCGATCCGCCCCGCCAACACCTTGACGCCACCGGCGCGCTCCTGGATCTCCAGCTCGTCGACGGTGATCGAATCGGCCAGGCCGTCGTCAATCATCCATTGCAGGGCTTCTTCAGCGTACTTGCGCGCCAGCTGGAGCGTTTCCTGGGTCGCTGGCATGGTCTGCACGATCCACAATTTCGAGCCTAATTTGCGCCCCTTCACGTCCGTATAAGAGTCGCCCCACCAGCCCTTGAGATCGGTTGAGTCCGGGACCGGATCGTCGGGATCTGCCGACGTCCAGGTCAGCAGAGAGATCAGGACGCGCGTCTGAAGTGACTCGTCGGTTTCGAGACTTTGCGTAGCTGGATCTACCGCTACGTTGTACTCAAATTCGGTAGTCATAGCCAATACACCAACATCAACCCGAGCGCCAAGCCGACCAGGAGGGCGATAAAAGGCCACCACTCGCGTCGGTACCTCTCTCGGTACAAGCGCCGTTCAACTGCGGCCAGTTCGTCGTCGTCTTCGTTCATGTGGCCTTCACCTTCGTAGCTGCGACGGGCAGCGGGACCGAGGGAACCGCGTTCGTCGAATTGTCGAACACCGTCTGCACCCCGTTCCCTGTAGGGTCTGTTGGCAGTACGCCCTTGAAAGCTACCGACGTAGCTTCCTTCAACTGGGTCAGGTCCGCCGCGACACGCGTAAATTCCGCCAGCACCTTCCCCGCCAGCGCCACGTAATCCAGCGCGGCCACGCCGCCGCCAAGGTGCACCGTACCGAACTGGTCAATGTACACGCCAAAGGTGCCGAGGTAGTGCAGACCGCCAGTGCCTTCGGGGATTGTCTCGGTGGGCATTGCCGATCGCAAGTGCGCGCCGAGCATGACCGCCGCCGAGGCTTCACCGCAAGGCGCTAGAAGCAAGTGCTCCGCGCCCACCGGGACTCGAAAATGCACCCCCTGCGGCTGGAAATTCTCGAGTAGGGACGTGACGCGATCCCCGAGCCATTGCGCTTGGTACTGCGTCCCTGACCGCGTCACGACCGCGCGGACGCACAGATTGACAAGCTTGGTCGTGAGTGCGCGGATAGATAGCATGGTCGCGTTACCGCTGTTGCCTGATCGGTTTGGTCCGTTTGGCTTTTGGCCGGCCCGCCTTCGTGACCGGGTTGAGGATCGAGTCCGGCCATTCGAGCAAGCTGAATGCCTGCGGGCGAGTCAATTCGATTTTCGTGATCAGTTGCCGCTCGCTCACCTCGATCGTTGCCGACACCAGCAATAGTCTCTCGTCGATGCCCAGCACGTCATCCTTGACGTGGTGGTGGTCGCCGGGAGTCCACGGAAAGCCCCGCTCGTCTAAAATGCCAGGCATCGTGTACTGCACCCGGATCGAACGCCCCGCGCGTACGTTACGCTCCCATGTACCGCGGCGTTCCAGCTGCTTACGGTCGGATGCCGTATCCGCCACGATCACCAGCGGGCGATACCGCTTCACCTCGGGGTCCGTGATCCCGTCGACCTTACGCGTGACCGTGACGGGATCGCCGTTGGTAGCCACGGCGGACGTCTGCGACCGCAAGCGGTACTCGGAAAACCGCTCTTGCATGTCTTCGGAGAAGTCGCGATCGATCGCTTCGTCGACCGGCAGGTGGTACACGTCGCCGACAAACTGCAACAGCTGGAGCATTCCGACATTGCCGTCCGCCAGCGTATGGCACAGAAACCCGCGGTTTTTGACCAGTCGGTCTAGCGCGTCGTGTACCGATTCGCCCTCCATGATCGCAAAGCGTGGTAGCGCCTCGGGATCGGGCGTCTGTTGGGCCACCGTCAGCCCGAAAGGCGCGACGAGATCCTCCGCAATTTGCTTGGCCGTCTTATTGTCCCATGCACCGCCCTTGTGAATGGCGGAACAGTCCACGAGATCGCCAGTCTTGGAACGCCCCGCCGCCGTGAGCGTCCAGGATCTGGCATCGACTGTGAATGTCGCCACGTCCACGTAGCCGGTAACGAGAATGTGCTTGCCAAACTTCACCTGACACGCGGCGCCGGTACGAATGGGCCACGGTTCGACGTGATCGCTCCAACGATCGATATACGTCAATCGGAACGAGTGGGCGAAGCGGTCCAGCGAACGCTCGATATTGACCTCGACCCAGCTAACGTACAGCTTGCCGTCGACCGTGAGCGAGATCTGCTCGTCAATCATGACGTCAGCACCTCTAACGTGGTCCGGCCGGGGACCATCAAAGGATGCACGACGTGCGGGTTGCGCGCGAGTAGTTCCTCCGCTCTCGTGGCGTCGCCGTAGAGCTGATAAGCGATCGTGAGCATGGGCACCGGATCCGAGGTCGTGTAAGTCGTAACCTCGGAAAGATTGATCGCTATCTCGCCCAACTGTTGCGCGATAGCGGCACTGAGGTCGCGCAGGGCATCGAATACCGCCACGTCTGGCTCTATGCCGCTGATCGCGTAGTCGCTGACGCTGTCGATGGCGTCCTGGATCGTTTGCAACACCGAGCGCGCTTCATCGGCGCTGGTATACGTTGCGTTTGCTGCTGCCGTGGTCGCGCTCGCGAGCGCGCTAGCACGCACGGCGATCAACATCTGTGCGCGGTTGTTCCGCTCCGCGTCGCGCGAGGGCGTGTCGACAGGCGGCGGTTCTTCGCTATCCGCGCCCAGCGCGGCGCTAAGAACCACGACCTCTTGCAAGTTGCCGATGCCGCGACGGTTGCGGCCCGTGACGGTATTGAGCGACTGCATAACGCTCGCGATCGTGGCGTCGAGGGTGTTGTAGAGCAGCTGCGGCAGGTTGATCAGCATCGCGGTTTCGTTCGCGATCCGCTCGATCTGCGCGGCATAGTGCGCCGGCACGGCGAGAGCGGAGCCGACGATCGCGTTGATGTCGGTCAGCCCGTCGATGATATCGTCGAGGACTTCCAAGTTGCTGAGGGCGACGAAATCTGGCACGTCGAGCGAGAAGTGACTGCCGTATGCCTTGCCGGCTTCTTCGCGCACCACCTCGGCTTTCTTTTCGGTGTCGTCTTGCTTGTCAGTGGCGTTATCGAGTTGTCCGATCTCGTCCCGCGCCTCGATCGCGTTGAATTTGATCTCGACCATGCCCCCCTGATCGGTGGACTCGACAAGACTGATCACGCCATCGGTGACCACGTAGACGCGGCCGTAGATCGGATGCACCAGGAGCTTGCGCCCCGGAGCCTCTAGCACCTTGATCAACGCATCGCGTTGCTGCCGAAGACTCGGCCACAAACGCGTTTCCAGCGCGACTCCGCCTTGCGGCTGCTCTAGCAAAAACGCATCGATCGAAAACTCACGTGGTGCACGGCCCATGTCGCGGTGCGCGACGCCCGCAGAATCAAACGGCAGCCGATAGATCGCCGTCTTGCGGCCCATCGCGGTCGTGTGCCCGCGCGTGTGGAACGCTACGCCGTCGAGCGAACCCAAGTATTCGTCGTCAGCGTAGCTCATTGGCTGGTATTCCCGAGGGACATGAACGGAAATGTATCGCCGCTGCCCTGCTTCAACTGGAGCTTGGCCTTGAGTTCGTCGCTTAGCTCGACCATCACATACAGCTCACCGGGGACGTGGGGCTTTGGCGGCGCTCCTGGTCCCTCGGTAGGCGCTAGGACTCCTTCCTTCAGCCCCAACGCTTGCGTTTCAAGGTTACGCTCGCGTCTCGCGCGCTGCTCCGGCGTCATTTTTGCAAGCGTCTCAGCGCGTTCCCGCTCAAGATTCTTCTTCCGAAATTCAGCGACTTTCTTCTTGACGTATTCGTCCGCGGTCAAGTCCGCGTCGCCGCCCATTTCGCCTCTAGCTTGCATATTGGACCACGCCTCGTAAGCGCTTTGCTTGACGAATTCCTCCTGTTCGTAGTCGTCCTGTACATCTTTCTCTTGGATATCTCTGCCGAAGGTACCTTCAGGCGCGTATTTTCTGGCGATGTCACCCACCACGGTTATCATCGTGCTGATAGCGCCCGTGGCGAGGGTCAGGGCAGGCGGTAGCAAGTTCGTCAACGCCGCACCAAGTTCCCCGACCTTCTTAGCCGTTTCCTTACCTTCGGATCCGCGCATAAACCGCAAGAGCCCGTCCACCGCTTCGTTCATCTTGGGGACGTTCATCTCGCCGATATTTATCTTCATCAACTCCCACTGCCCGTTGACCTGCTGAAGTTTGTTTTTCAGCGTGCCGCCCATGAGATCAGCCTGATCCTTCATGAGGCCGTTGACCGCCGCGATGTCGTTGCGGTTCTTTGTGAGGTTAGTAATGCCGCTCTCGCCTATCTTCGAGTCGCCGAGAAGGGCAGATGTCGCGGTCATGCCGTACTGACCGAACATGATCTTATTGATCGCCATTCTCTCTGCACCTTGGATCCCGTACTTTTTGAAACGCGCCTCCAAGTCGTTCAGAAAACCCGGAATATCTTCGAACCCCTTGCGCAAGTCGTCTTGCGTGAGATGGATCTTGTCGAGCTGTTTTTGCGCCTGCTTCGCACGCCGGGGAGGCGCTGCGATCGCCGAGAGCAGGTTACGCAAGCCCGTGCCGGCTTTACTTCCTTTGATGCCGGCATCGCCAAGCGACACGACCATGGACAGGACGCTTTGAAGTGAAACCCCGGCATCCCGCGCCAGCGGGCCGACGTACTTCATCGTGTCGTAGATTTCGCTAACGCTCAGAACCGACAACTGATCGGCTTTCGTCAGCATGTCGCCGATGCGCTCCATATCGCCCGGCTTTTGCATGCCCATCTGTCCGGACACGCCAAGCAAAATCTCGGTCGACTTTTCCGGAACAATGTCGTTCGCCTGCGCGAAGCGCAACATAGTCGGAAGATCCCTAGCCAGGGTTTTACCCCTGCCGGCTGCTGCAAGCCCTACCGCCGCCTCCGACGCTGCGACGGGTCCGTATTGCGTCTGTCCGGTGAGCGACTTGACGGCCTCGCTGGCTGCCTTGGCGTCTGCAAAACTCAGCTGCCCCTTGGCGCGGACGCGCGCCATGTTGTGCTCAAAATCCATCAAGGGCTCAAGCGATGCCGCGACAGCGCCGCCGACCATCTTGAAACCTCTATAGAGACCCTGTGCCACTATAGTGCCGCGCGCCGCCATCTTGAGGAAACTACCGAAGCCTCCGGTCGCCTTGCCGGCCTTCTTCGTGGCGTCCTCGATCCCGAGCATAGCTTTCGCCTGCGCGTCCAAGTGCCGTCTGATTGCGGCCCCACCGACGCGCTTGAGCGCGGACTCCAACGTGTTGAGCTGCTCGATGCCATAGACACTCAGCTTGACGTTGAGATTGGCGGTAGTGTCTTTAGCCATGGCCGCTCACGCATCTATAGCACGGATCCGCGCAATTTTGCTCTAGCGACGTCGCCCCAGAACGTCAGATCCCACATGGTTAGCCGCTCGAACTCGGACGGGGGCCAGCCAAACGCCATCACGATCAGCTGGACGAGTTCGAGCGGATTTACTCTTTTCCCTCGTCGTCGCTTAGCTCCGTGACGATTCGGGCGGCGAGGTGCTTGTAGTCAGAATAGGCCAGCTTCTCGACCTCCGCGGGGACCATGCCGGTCACGCGCGCGACGATAGCGGCGATCATCTCAGCGGCAACGCCGGACGCCTTCGCGCCCGCCAAAAAATCGGCACATTCGAGTGGCTGACGCATGGTCACCGTCTCGATCTTGCCTTTGTTGATCGGGGACGTGATCGGGTGCTTCAGTTTTAGGACAAACGGGTCGCTCATACGGAGCCCCCGTCGTCGTCATCCACACATACAATTATGACGCCCATGCATAGCACAAGCGCGGCGAGTAAAATGAACATACGGGTACCTCTCCCGTTATGCGACCTACCGCTGGACTGCGGCGCGGCCCATAAATTCTACATCGCAGTCACCTTCGCCGCCGGTCAACTCGGGCGGCTTACTGCACCAGGCACCTGCTACGGTATAGGTGGATCCGGTGTCAGTCTCGAAATCGATCGTCACGTTGACTGCGTTCGCGATCGCGATCAGGTCGCTAGATGCCGTGTGCGCGATGGTTGCGGAGACCTTCGCGGGCACGGGTTTCTCGGTATAGCCCAACACGTCGTGATCGGCGACGACGGCCGTGCGTTCCTTACCGCCGATCTCGATCTTGGCCTTCTCTTTCGCCGCCAAGCTCAAGCCGTCCATACGGATGACACACGTTCCTGAAAATTTGAGAGCCATAGAATCCTACTATCTCCGGAACTGGAGGCTGTACGCGCCGACGAGGAAGTTGTTCATCAAGTCCGGCGGCAAGATAACGTTCACGCGGTTTGGATCGCTGAGGTCGCGTTCAACGAGCAGCTCCGCCTTGAACTGCTCCAGCGCGCCCCGCTCGACCAGGCCCGCGCTTGCCCAGTCGATGTACAGGCTGATCACCTCGCCGCGGATGATCTTGGGCGTGGCGATCGGTTGGCCCGTGACTTCGCTGCCATCGTCCGCCAGGAGGAAGTTGCTGAACTTCTGCGCCATGCGGGCGCGGAGCGTGTAACGCAGCGTGTCAAGGATGCGCAGGGTGGTGAGATCCTGAAACGCTGTATCGGGCAGCCCCATTGCGTTCGTCTGATAGGTCGTAACCAGGCGTTCGATCAGAAGACGCCCATCGCTCGCCGCGATAACGGTCGAGATGCCATCGGAGAGCAACGTGCCGCGTTCTGATCGCGTGAAACGCGCACCACGCGGAGCCGCCATGCAGCCCGGCAAGGTGTGCCCGGTATACGCTCGGGCCGGATGGATCTGCGCTTGGAGCGCGGCGTCGGCTGCGATTTCGGCAGCCAGTTCCCAGGGGGTCGGCAGTGTCGCCGCCTGCTCGCCCCCGGTGACTACGAGGCGATTGCTGTTATACCCGTTGCCGATCGAACTCAGCCCCGCCTGGGTGCCGTAAATCGCCGCAAAAGCCACGCCTTCGATCTGGCGAAAGGCGTCCGAACGCGATTCCATCTCAGTGACGATCACGCCTATCTCGGTCGGGTCGGCCGTTCCCAACGCGACCGTGTGATACTGATCGTCACCCATGAGCGGGATCACAGTGGAGTAGTCAGGCGCCGAGGCTCCCGCCGCCATCGGCGTGATCGTGAACGTGAAGCCGCTAGGTACACGCTCGCCAGGCAACGCGCAGACGGCGAGTTGAATGTTGTTGCCGTCCGGCCCGGCGTTGACAGCGGTGAGCCCGAGTCCCGTACCGACAGCGTCCGCCGCCAGCTGTACCGGAAGGTCGGGCTCCAGCGCGCACGCGGCAAGTGCCGCAGTTTCCCACTCCGCAGCGGTCATGCCTTTGGTAACCGCGACGTTTATCCTGCGCCCGCCGATGTAGAGCGGCGTCGAACCGCCTTCGGTAGCATCACCGGCAACCATGATCTTGCCCGTGGACTGCACGCCCAGCGCGGCGTCCTCCAGCGCGATACAATGCAACGGCGTCAGTGAATCCTTGCGTCTATACGCCGCAACCATCTGCGCGAGCTGAGACTGCGCGCCGAACAGCGCGACGGCTTCGTCCGGCGACCGCGGCGTGTAGATGACGCCACCAACAGCCGACCCTGTAGCGAGCTTAGCGCCGATCAGCAACGCCTCATGCGGCACCGCTTGGAGGCCCTGCGTCGCGCGAGATGCGTCGTACTCGACGTACGAACCGGGGCAGTAGATTGTAATCGGAATCGTGTTGAACGAGATGGTCATCTACTATTCCCTGCGGCAACTGTAGTGCACGACGTCAGCTATAGCAACACATCACGTCAAGTCAATTTCGTCCTCCGCGTCGGGAACTTCGCCCAGCGGGGCGTCGTTATCGCGCGGCGTGATATCGTAGGTCGCGTGGATCTTGGCCAGATCAGCGGTCGGAGAAACCAGTAGCTCGTAGGGACTCAGTTCCACGTCCTGGCACCAGCTCACGGCCCACAATGAGATCCCTTCGGCGTCGATATTTTTGTCGTAACAATTCGCGGCTTTCACGTCGTTCGGCGGCCCGACGTCCGCCAAACCCCAACCCGAGAGTGGGTGTCTGCATAGGATGTTCAAGAGGCTATGGACGACATCCATGCTCGAGATGTCTTTTGCCAGCCCGGCCTTGTTAGCAGTGAGGACCGTGCAGCATACGAGAGTATCGGCTAGCGGAATCCCGCCGTGGTCCGTCTCGCACTCGACGCGGACAAGGGAAACGATCACCGCAGGGGTACGGCTCGCGTAGCGCTTGACCTCGTGGAGGTCGTAGTCCCCGCCGTGCTCGAACACGGTCACGCCAGCCAGGCGCCTGTCAGCGCGGAGCGAACTCGCGATACCCGCCCGGAACTCAGTAAGGGTGCTCATAACGAGCGCTCCAACCAGTCGTTGATCAAAACGTCGATCTCTTTCTGATTGCGGCTAGAGATGCCCAAAAACCTGCGCCGTTTGTTGACCGCCGCGGAGTAGTCGACACCCGCAGTCACCGAGGCGCCCTCCTTTGTGACGCTCGCGTTGATCGAGTCGCGCAAGCCTCCCGTAGCGATCAAGAGGCTATGCCCCGCACTACGCGTTGCGGCATACTCCGGGCTCCACGGCGCCCACTTTCGTCCACTAGGCGCGGTCTTTTCCGAAGTGATTCGGCGCCTGGTCTGCTCGACGAGAAGCTTGCTAAGTTGCCGCTTCACCGTACCAGACGCTCGCAAGCGTTCCTCGATCTCGTTGATCCGCCGGATCAGCATCCGCATCTGGCGCTCGTCGAGTTTTAGCGCCGCCACGGCTACAGCTTCCGCAGAGTGTCACGGGTATAGAGCCGCGAGCCGCAGACCCGCTCGACTCGCTGCTGCTTTTGGATGACGATCTGCGCGGACTGGGTCGAGTTCGGGCTTTGGATAAGTTCTTGGTCGAACGTCAGGCGACGAGCACCCGTCTTGATGTCGAGCATGAACTCTTTGGCCGACTCGTAACGCTCCTTTTTCTGGTTCGTCATGGTCGGGGCGCCCTCGCACAGTTCGTAAATCGCGACGTCGATGCACACCTTGACGAGTCGTCGCGGAAACGGCGGCAGTAGTGGCAGTGCAACACGCCCCGCGAGGTAGGCATCGATCCAGTCCGAGGCGTCCTCTAGGGCGAGGGTGAACGCATCTTCGTCGAGGGTGCCGTCCCCGTCACGGTCGCAGCTGACGATTACGTAGTCCTCGTCGTAGCGATCAAGGGCGTCCTGGATCGTGGCGTACGCGGCCACGGCTATTCATCCCGGATCTGCAAACGCTTGTCGGCGCGCAGTTCGTCCCACTCCGCGTCGGTAAACTCCTTTATCGAAACACGCTCACGAACGGGCGTCCAAAGACGCTTGCAGCGCCAGTGCTTCACGAGTGCGCGCACCGAACGCGTTGGGGTGGCCGGCCCACCCGCAGCGTCCTGCCCGCCACTGGTTGAGGTAGAACCAGCTTCAGGCGCCACAGATGCGCCGGCCTTTTGTGCGGGGGCGGTGGCTACGGGCAAGCCTTCGCTGTAGCCGAACAGTTCCTCTAGCAACACTTCCTTGTCGGTCGTGTCCGTAAGGGTCGGAAAGCCCGCGTCGAGCGCCATCTGTTTCAACGCCTTCGGGCTGCGGTTCAACAGCTTTAGGCGGAACTCGTCGTACTTGGCATTCACGGGGGTCTCCTTCCGAAAGAGACTCACGGCAACCAGCTAAGGTAGAGCGGCGTCAACATTTTGTACGCTGGATTCTGCTTGGCGCTGTCCGTGGCGCCAGGGTTCATGACGTCACTGGTGTAGTTGCCGGAGATCATCGGCGAGTCCAGGATCGTCAGGATCTTGTCCCGGTTGCTGGAGCCGAAAATGATATGCGTCGGGTCGTAGCCCATTTTTTTGCGACGCCCGGCCTCGTTTTTGAAGTCGCCGCGGTAGTCGGACATGATGTTGCGCAGGTCCAGAAGCTTCTGGACGGTCACGTCGTCTTCGCAGCGGATGATCTGCTGCCACAGACCATAGGCCGTGCCCATGCTGGCCTGTGCGCCGAACAGGAATTCTTTGTTGAAAAAGACCGATGGGTCGCTGAGGTTCTGGTACGAGACATACTGCGCTGCTTCGCGTTCCAGAACGATAATCGGCTTGAGCGAGCGGCTGAGATCCGCAACGTACCAGGGATGCGCGGCCTGCGGCCCGCCCTTGCCGACGTAGTTGCTGACCAGCGACTCGTCGCCGTCCTCGCCGATCGGGTGATCGGTATCGAAGAAATTTTGCCCGTCGTAGCAGGGGAGGGTATTGCCGAGGTCGAGCGCTTCGCACGCGAGCCGAGGCTTCAACAGTTTAGCGCCTTCGCCACCGGTGAAAGCCTGCATGGTGTACGGGCTGATAATCCCGTCGAGAACATCGCGCCGCAGTACGCGATGCGAGAGTTCATATTCGTCGTAGGTCGCTTCGTACGTCTTGGTTTCGAGCTGTTTGAAAATTCGCGGTCCGACCCACTTACGGAACTCGTGGAAGTCTCCCAGCCAGTCAAAGCGCATCGTCCGAGTGCCGAGCGGCATCGTCGTCGAGAACGCGTCGACCGCCGTCGTCTCACCTGCACCGAACCCTTCAGAGAAGCTACTTGAGAGCTTTTTCCAAAGGATTTCGAGAATTTCTGCGTTGATCACGTTGTGTCCCTATTGCGTCGAAAGGTTACTATAGTGACCACGGGCTACTTCGTGCGCCCACTAGGACCAGGAGGGTGATCGTCGATAGAACGCACCGGATGCCCGGTTACGGGACTTTCCGGATCGGTTCTATTGGTCGGCGTCTCTCGCGGCGAGAGGTCGTCAGGACGCGCCAGCGCGACGGGCGGAGAAGCAGGAACCGCGAGCGGAATCACGGCGACCGACACCTTGTTACCCCCGTCAATCGACTTGATCACGCCAGCAATGGAGCGCCCCGTCGCGACCTTGCCGACCGTCTGGTTGTCGACCCAGTAGCAAAGATGCAGGACGTCCGCCTGACTGAGTTCGTCGGCACCGGGCGGCGAATTCCAGAACTGATACACGCCTTCTTCGATGTCCAGGCGCTTGCCGCCATCGGTATTGTCTACGGTGTCCCGCGCAACACCACGCGTGAGCAGACCGGCGGTAGATGCCGCATTCACCGCGTCGCCGTTGGCGTCGAGGCAGACGCCGGCACCCTTGTAGATGACTTCGCCGTCTTTGACGGGATCGTTTTGCACTTCGCCGATGCGCTTACGCGCGTCGCGGGGTCCAGTGAGCGCCGCCATTATTGAACCTTGTCCAGTTGGGAAACGTCGATCTTTGCCCGTTCGGCCCATGCAAGAGCCGTTGCGGAGTACTCTTTGGTCTGCTTTGGCTTGATTGCCGGGATAGCCGCGGGCGTAGTCGCCACGACGGCCGGCGCGCTCTCGTACAGCGCGGCGACGGCCTTCAGCTGCGCGGGAGTGTTGCCACATGCAGCGACGAACTTCTCACGCGCTTCCGGAACGAGCTTGCCTTGCGCAACGAACGCCTCAAAGCGCGCGACGACAGCCGCTGCAAACATCTCTTGAATCTCCGCGGTCGCAGCGTCGACGACGGGCGCGACTTCGATCTTGGGCGGTTCCGCCTCCGGCTTCGCAGCCGGCGCAGCGGTAGGAGTCTCAAGCTTGGTTAGGCGTTCCGCGATCGGTGCCATAGCCTCAGCCAGTAGTTGCTTGAACTGTTCTTCGTTCATTGTCGCCCGGTCTGTGTCGGTTATTGCGGCAACTGTAGTTGCACTTGGCAACTGTTGCAACTGCCGTGCGTAAATTTCCGGTAGTGCCCGGAAGCTAAACCGAGCATCGGCCTGTGGTTGCTGGCCCTTCGCGGGCAGGATCTCGTCCACAAAGCCGTGTTGTTTCGCCTGCTTAGCGGTAAACCAGGTCTCAGCGTCCATCCATTCGCGAATCTGTCGCTGGCTTTGCTTCGTGCGGCCGGCGTACACGTGAACCATCGCGTCGTCGAGATTTTCGAGCGCCTGGACGTCCGATCGAAGCTGCGAAGCAGTCCCGCCCGCGAACGCGCGCGAGTTGTGGATCATGAATTGAGCATCTGCCGCAATGGCAATGTGGTCCGCAGCCATCGCGATCACCGTCATCGCCGACGCGGCAACGCCGTCGATCTCCATTTCAATATGCTTACCGGACGCCTGCAAGAGCGCGCGAATCGCGTGCCCTTCAAGCGAGTTACCGCCAAAGCTGTTAGCTCGGATCTTCAGCTTCGTGGCCTGCGGCGCATCACGCAGCGCCTTGCTGACGCGTTTGTAGGAGATGCCATCGGGCGCCCACTCATCTCCGATGTGCCCGACGAAGCTGAGTTCGAGAGTTTCGCCCTTGGCCAGCGCTTCGAACTTCATGCGGGTACGATAACACTACAGGCACCAGAAGCAACTATAGTGACGGCCTTATCCGGGCATCGGCTTTCCGCGCTTGCCCCCGTCGAGCTTCGCGCCCGCGTGATCGCCGCCTGGCTGGGCGCCCGGCAGTAGCGGCGCCTTGAGCATTTTCTCCCCCGCCCGCGCGGCAGGGATCTGAAGCCGGTCGCGAAGCCACTGCTCGGGCACTTCCATCCCGGCTTCACGGACCCACGGCAGGATCGCCGAGGTAAAGGCTTCAATGTCAGCAGGAGGCGTGATGTCGATCTCGAGATGCAGCTCGGGGGTGTTGAGCCCGAAATTCAGCTCTCGCCACTGGTTGATCAGCAGATCGCACGTCGCCGACACCGCCAGCGCGTCAGCTTCGCGGAGATCTTGCCGGACTTCGCGACGAGCTTGCGCAATCGAAGCACCTTGTCCGGCACTCGATCCCTCGGTGCTAGGCGCGGTGCCGAGAATTGCCTTCGTACGTTGGGCATCAAAGTACTTCGCCAAACCGAGAAAGACGTTATCCCCGCTCGGGGGTCGGCGAGCATCAAGGATCTCGATCTGCATCGTATCGGGAAGCATGCAAGCGGCGTCATGTCCGAGATTGACGAGCGCCTCGCGGAGTGTCTGCTGCTCGTCGTCGGTAACCGTCGCGGGGTTGAATTTGCCGATGCGCAACGGCATCCCGAACGTCTCTGCAAACGCCATAAAGTCATTGATGTCGCTGGTTTTGAATAGGTGGTTGACGGCCACCAGGCGGATCAGTCCGGCCCGGAGCTTGAGGCCCGCGCGAATCTGCGGGTAGTGCACGACGAACCCCGGCGGGAGCGACACGCCATCGATCACGCCATCTTTTCTCATGCGCAGCTCGCGGAGCGTTTCGCGGTCGTACTGGAACGCGCGCTGGTCGCAGAACTGGAACTCTTTGAAGCTCCACGGCGTGGTGGTCGTATCCCAGATTGGATAGATCACCACGTACCCCATGAGCACGGCGTCCATGAGGTCGCGTAGCAGCCAGCGCCAGATCGGTTGATCGACGACCGTCTTCTGGCACAGCTCCGCCAGCTCTCGACCGCGCTCGCTATCGACGACGGGCTTGACGCGGAGCGGTGCGCCCCAGATCGAAAGTCCGCGCGTCTGAAGGTCAGAAAACAGATCGAGATCGCGCTCGGGCGCCTCGATCCCGAGCGTCAGCAAGTCCTGGTTATCGCCCGCGTCGTTCTGGCGGAGAATGTGCCCCAACGTTGCCGGCGTGAGGCCGGGCGCGACAGAGTCTTTGTACCGTTTCTTCGTGCGATCGAAGATCTCCGCGGGTGCTCCGACGCGGTGAATGCGGTTCGGGGTGAGTGGCTTACCGTGTTGATCGAGAATGACGCCCATGGCTACCAATTCCGCCGCGCAAAGCCCCTTGTACCGCCGATCGGCACTATAACAGCTCCCCGCCGAGCGCGCTCGCGCGGTGGGTACATCGCCAATTTATCGACATTCGGCGGTACCCACAACTCCTCGACCTTGGGCGCGAGATAGAACGGGGCAGGGTGCTGCTGCATCCACTGGTAGGCGAACGCGAACGCGACGACCGCGTCATCCTTCTTTTTCGGCGTCGGGAAGTCGTGCAACTGGTTCCAAAAACGATCGTTGACGGCGCTTTCCAGGTAGAAGATTTCGCCTCGCCATACCGCCCGCGCCGCTTCACGCGCGACGTACTCTTTGTTCGCGGTCGCGATAATGTCGCACGGAGCATGCGCCTTCACGCGGGCGCGGACGCGTTCAGACTGGTCTACGCCGGCCTGCGCCGGTTCGCTGAAGATCCCCACCGTGGTCGTGGGGCCGTCCTGGATCGCCATGCGCTCGACGAGCGCCTGGACCGCTCCGGGGGTGTCGCGGTGGAACGTCGTATCGAGGATTATGATCCGACCGTTGCGGGTGCGCCCGAGCAGCACCGACACGGTCCAGTCGGGATCGTCGAGCCGAGGATCGCGCGCCTTGAACTCGCCCGAGCGCTGGATGCCAGGAACCAAATTGCCGGTAACAGGCGTCGCGGCGAAGTCCCAAATGCGGCATTTTTGAACGATTTCGGCGGCCTTGCCATCCTGCTGGTTCAGGGCGCGTTGCAGCTCGGTCGCGCCCCAAATCCGAAAAACCGATTTTTGAAAGTAGTCGCCCGCGGACTCTTTCGCGTTCCAGTTACCGCCGAGGTAGCGTGCTTGCTCGATCGCGGGAAGCGATTTCAGGTTGGCGAGGTAGCTCGGATCGGCGTCCAGTAGCTTTCGGTTATCGTGGACGAGCGCCGGAATGAATGTCATCGACATCACGCTGTCCGGATCGCCGTCCACGTACTTCACGAGATCATCGGACGAGTCCGCCCAGACGATCTCATCCTTCATGCGAACCCAAAAGCGAACCTTGCCGCAGCGCTCGCGCCTCGGGAACCCGTCTTCGCCAATCCACCAGTCCAGCAGGCTCCGCAAGTAGCAGTCCGGGTCAGGGTTCGTCGACAGGAGGAACTGCTTTGGAACGCCGGACATGGTGCGCAGGCGGGAGTTCATGAAAAAGAACTGCCCGCCGACAAAGTCGCTCGCTTCGTCAAAATTGATGAACGCGTACTGCTTGGACTTGTGCTCTTTCGCGGAGTCCTCGTGCTGGAGGTGGCGGAACTCGACGCGCGTTTGGTAAGGCGGAAAGCGCCACTCTAGAGGGCGCTGGGTCATTTTCCCGCCGAGCAGCGGGTACATGTCCTGGGTCTCGTCGATGATCGAGCCCGAGCCTTCCAACATGGTGAAGGTTCGGCGGAAGATCGCTGCGTTGTAACCTTTGACGTTGACGTACTTGGCTGCGCGCCAGGCGCCAAACCACGACTTGCCGCCGCCTGCGCCGCCCCCGTACACGAGAATGCGGGCCTTGCTCTTAGCCGCCATCGACTGCGGCCCCGCCTGCGGGCGGATGTCGCCGTCGTCGCTATTCATCGTAGACCACTCGTCGCGGGCGAGGCGCAGGGGCGTCGCTGTAGCCGAGCTGACTGCCGTCAGTTTCCCCGAAGTGCCGCAGGAGCAGCGCAAGGATTGCCGCGCGGTCGACGAAGATGTATTCCCAGCCGTTCCGGCCCATTTTGGCCCCCTTGACGGCCGCGCGAAGCGCTGGAGGTAGCCGGTCGGGGGGTAACGGCTCGCCTTTGCCGTCAACCACGGCACCCACGTCCCACCCGCTAGCGAGCTGCCATAGGGCTTGGATGACCTGATCGCGGATGTCGCGGTGCCGCTCGCGCCGGTCGGCTTGGATAGCTACGAGGTAGCGCTGAACGGCCTGTTTTTTCAGGAGCCGATCACCGGCGCTTGCGCCCTCAAAACCGGCCTCTTTGGCCGCACGCGCGATGTTGAATTGCTCGTCCTGGACGAGGATATCGACAAACGCCTTCTCCGCCGGCTCAAGTTGCTTCGAAATCAGCGCAATCGCGTCCGATTGTCCCTCTAGCGGCGTCACGTCGCTACAGTAGCACGGGTCATGGCTTTTTCGTACTCCTGGACGAACACGCAGAGGCGCGGGTGCCGGGCGGGGTCGGGTTCGGGCGTCAGGGGCCAGTGTTTGGCCATGATGCGCTTGAACCTGCGCCGGGACGTCCGGTTGTTCTGGGTATGCGGCCCGAGGAGCTTTTCTAACTGATCGTTGACGAAGTGCGGCGCGGATGGGGGCGGATCGTAACTCACGTAGCACCCCCGCGGCGCTCGCGGTCGAGCGCGATCAGGGTCTCGCCTAGTTCTTTGAACCGGCGATGTATGTAGCGGTCCACGCGTCGATCAAAGGACTGTGAAGGCTCCCCGCGCTCTTTCTGGAGCGTGTCTTGGGCCTCCTGCGCGATCACGAGGTGCAGATAGTCATCTAGGCTCATTTCAAACCCCGAATGCGCTGCGCGATCACGGCATCCCGAGTCACGAAAAGGTGCGTGTATGCGACATCGTCCGCGGGTACCGGGCACGACTCGACAACCAGCGCCGCGCGTTCGAACGCGTCTTTGCGAACGTCTTGGAACGCGAGACAGATCGCGCGGCACAGACGCGAGACGTCGAAGCCCGCCAATGCAGGACCCCCGCTCATGATCAGCGCGGTCGCCCGTCGCAAGTCGTCGTCAACGTGGCTCATGATCGCCCTCGGTCACTGCGATCTGGCTTTTGTACAAGTCCCGCTGATCCATAAGCGCCTGCAACGCGACCGCGATCGCGTGGGTAGGGTTATTCTCGCCGCGGTGTTCGCGCTTTCGCGCCACATTGTAGAGCGCCAGTGCAAGCTCGTCCGCTTCTTTGCTGGTGTCGTTCATAGCTGGTTTCCTAGTTCTTCGATCAAGTCCGCCAACCGGCCGTTGCTGTCGCCGCATGCGACTTCTTCGCGGATTGCGAACAGGCGGGTGATAAACGCGCGTCTTTCTTCAGCGCGTACTTGCGCGATTACTTGCGCGAGACAAACGTCAGGGCCGAGCAGAACGACGTCCCCGCGTAAGTGCCACGCTTGGATCAACTGGTCGGCCTGTCTGAGATCTTCGTCGGTGTAGATTTCGGTTCGCATGCCCGAATCCTATCGTCGGTCCCGAGGCCGGTCGAGATGCAATGACATGCCATGAGCACGTTCCAGATAAAATTTCCTCGGTGCGAAAACCCTTCGGCGTCGTGCTCGCGACCGCGCTGGATCTTCTCCGCGTGACGCACAGCCGCTTGGAAGTACTGGCGCCAGTTACTGCCTTTCAAGTAGTTGCCTTGCGCATACTTCTTACTCCCACGCGCCCCGGTGTCAGCTAAGAGCAAGACGATCGACTCGTCGCGTACATGGGTCTCTCGTCGTAAGGCATCTAAGACATAGTCAGGGTCCGCCGTTCCGCGATACAGACGTGAGAGCGCTTGGAGGGTGTCCAGGTACGCGAAATCGAGTTTGAAGGCGGCCCTGATCCCGCCCTCGTAGGTTAGGATGTAGTCGGACTCGGGCTTGTGGCCGTTAGCCCGAAGCGCCGTGGGGGCGGGGGCGGCCGGTTCGGCTAACGCGAAGCGGTCGGCGCACCATAACTGCCGCTGGCCGCCTTTGAGTCCGACATAGCCCTGCTGCTCGTACTCGATCTCGTACAGATGTCCCTTCGAGAGACGCCGGTGAGTCGCCGTCGTCGAGTTGCCGTCGCTCCCGTCATCGTTCACGCAGATCACACGGTCGCCGACTTTGAAGTTGTCCATGCAACTAGAGTAGCGAAGCGCCGCTATAGTGACAAGGGACGGAAAGCCAAACGCCGCACGGGTAGTGAGGACCCCGTACGGCGTTCGGGTACGCATACGACTCGATCAGCCTATCGTGTCCCGGTACTGGACGGAACCTTTTTCGTTGCGATAACCTGCGCCGGCTATGGCGACGAAAAAGAAAACTAAGAGACGCCCCCTGTCCGAGCGCACGCTATTCGTGCTCGGTCTGCCACGAGAGATGCCGACGAATGAAGTGATCGAGCGCGCCGCAAAAGCGGGGTTTCCGCTCAGTCGAGAACGCTTAGCCAGCATCCGACACCAGCACAAAGCGCGATGGAGGTCGGGCGCAATCGCGCCCGTAGCCGAACCGGCTAAAAATGTGGGCGCGGTGGGTGCGCTCTCCGACGACGAGAGTGATTTCATGGGGCTGGTGCTGGGTATTGGGTACAATCGAGCCGCATCGCTGCTCGCTTCGTTCCGCGTGCAGTACTTCGACGCATTGAAGAAAGGGAAGGGCTAAAGACATGCGCACAGAGAACTCCGAAGTCAGCGCACGCGTTTTCGAAGCCATAGTACGCAGGCGCGGGCGCGAGTGCCCACGTTGCGGCGGACGCCATCGCGACACGGTCTACAAGATGTGCTCGGTCTGTCGCGATCTCACGGCCGCCTATCACAAGGCATATCGACACGACCATATCGCGCGAAAGCTGTGCCCCGAATGCGTGCAGGCCAAGGGCCGCGTTACGAAGACGTGTGAGACGCATCGGAAGTACAACAATGCGTTCCTCCAGAAAGTACGCGACGAACAACACGAGAAGGGACTTTGCAGATGGGGGCGTTGTTCCGAGACGGCGGAAGGATGGTATTGCGACAAGCACACGGCGAAATGTGCCGAGTACTACGCGAAACGCGTTCGTCGCGCCCGTCGAACCGGAGTACGCTGGGCGGCTTGATGATGGTTTTGCGCTCAGAAACCCGAGTAGTTAGCGCTACTCGGGCCTGAGTTTCGTCTACGCGCTCAGAAACGCGATTAGTTCGAGGAACTGTCGGGTTCCGGCTCGTCGATCATCTCCCGGCGCGTTATCTCGGCGAAAGTCAGCGTTTGCAGCGAGCACTCGTGTAGCCGTTCCGCTAGCGCTTTCAGCGCCGGGAGGCGCAGGGGGGAGTTTTCGTCCGATAGAATGACGATCGATTCCTCCCCTTCGCGGCTCACGCTCACGACTGCGATCGCGTCGAGTCCTAACTTGATCGCGAGTCCGAGCATGACCTGGCGGATGCGTTCGGCGTCGGTCACTGTTCGACGTCCGTTTGCCAGGGGTCCGGATCCGGATCGATCCGATCCGCGCACGCGCGCAAGTGCCTTGCGAGAGCGCTGGCGCCGCTATGCGTGGACTTGTACGCGCCGATGCTATGCCCGCCGTCTGCGTCGAGCACGACGAGCGTGATGCCTTGGAGATCGAACGCGTCCACGAGCAGTTTCGCGACCATGTCTATGACCGCGGCCTTGTCTCTGTCCATGGCCATGGTTCAGCTCGCCTGCCTTCCCTCGATCCCCTTGCTGATCTCGTTGGCGATCTCGCGCAGACAGTCGACCGAGCGTTGGAGCGCTAGCGTGCTCGTGCTGGTCGACACCTGGGCAGAGTAGTACGGGCCTTCGGGACCGGCTAACACGAGCACGATCACGCCATCCGCGCCGGTGGTTTGGATTAGGAACTTCGTGATGTCGAATAATTCCTCGGGGCCTTTCATGGGTAGAAAGTAACACGGCCGTCGTTTGTAGGCGCAAGCGGCCAGATCGGCTAAAGGGGACCAGGTAGGATGACTAGAGCCGGCCGATTGCACGCGCTTTCGAGAGAGCGCTATGTACGGGCGTGGACATGGGCATGGTCGTCGAATGGCATAACGTCGGTGAGTGGCGCTTTGGTTGGGTCGCGCGGCTGAACTCGTCGCGCTTCACCGTCGCGCACCGTCCCTGGTGGCGGATCGGGGGGCGGCATAAGCTCGTGACGCAAGGCTTGATCGAGTACGGGATCGTGAACGACGACGAGATGCGGGCGCGGGCTGCGGCAGCGATCGCTATCGAACCGGGGATCTACGCGGCCGACATGCGACGCGTGATCATCCACACCGACGACGGCCTTATTCTGGACCCGCGTCTTGCCCAGTGCATGATCCTGCGGTGGGAAGAGATGCAGCGGAGGCTAAGGGGATGAACGAAAACGAATTCTATTGCGACGTCCAGGTTCTGATCTCTCACGACGACGTTGCGGGTGCTCGGCAACTGCTCGCGTTGCTGGGCAGTAGCGAGGCGCGGAACAAAGCCCTTCAGGGGCAGAAGGTTCGGGTCCGGTGCCGGTTGTTGGAGGACGGGACGATTGAGGTGGTTACGTGACGGTGATCGTCTTGACGGCTGACCCGTCGTGGTACTTGAACAGGCCCCCTTGAAACCAAAAGTCGCCGACCTGCGGTGATGCGGGTGCTGCCTGTGCGAAGAAGCGCATCGCTGGTCCCGTTCCCGTGTTCTGTACCGATATACCGGGTCCGGTGCCGACACCTGTAGCAATGACTCCGGCGCCGTTAGGGCCTCCCCCGGTCGCGACCACGGCTGTGCCGCTAGAAGATCCGCCGGTAGCTCGCAAACCGATCCCAACTCCGCCTCCGACTGGAGGCGTGCCGCCGTTACCGATAAATTCGCCGCCTGGCGTACTTGCAGCAGCTCCGCCAACGGCCCTGACGCCCGCGCCGCTGCCGTTACCTAAAAAGTCGCCGCCTGCGGCATTGGTACCACCCAGCCCGGCAACGCCTGGCCCCGTACCGCCTTGGCCGTAGACACCCGCACCTGTACCGGTGGCTATCCCCAGCACGCCGCGTCCGTTGCCGGCGCCCGTACCTTGCACACCGATCGCGTTGCCGCCGGCCGCAGCGACCAAGCCAGGCCCCGAACCGCTGCCAAAATCGCCGCCCGGCCCCGCGCCTACGCAGCGGCCTTTGACAGCGGCACCCGTTCCAGAACAGCTCGCCTCTACGCCGACGCCATCTCCGGCGGCGTTGGCGATAAATAGCCCAGCAGATGCGTCAGTAGCGCCGCCTTCGGCGCGAATACCTGCACCTGAACCGACACCCTTCGCTAAGACGCCGCTGGCGTTACTTATCCCTTCAAACGAACCGCCGTAGCCCCCTCCGGTTCCGCCTTTTCCGTGAACGCCGATGCCTCCTGTACCGCCTCCGGTACCGTCTACGCCGATGCCAGTACTACCGCCTCCGACGCCTTCGACGCCGATCGCGTTCGTGGCTCCGCCTGTGCCTTTGACGCCCGATCCTGTGGTCAAGCCGAGCGCGGTGACGCCTTTGCCGCCGGTGTCTTTCGCGACGAAGTCTCCGCCTTTCGTGAATACGAGACGGTTCGCGACGATACTTGCGATAGCAGTGGCGGCAGCTGCGATGGCGTCGGCGAGCTGCGTGCTGTCTGACTTCGTGAGCGTGAGCCCGGCCGCAGTGATCGCGTTGGCTAACTCGTTCGTGATCGCGTTCAGGTGGTCTGCGCGGACGCGCGTGGGCAGCGTGACGCCGGGAGTGCCTTCGGTGTACTGGCCGCTGGCTGCTGTAGGATCGTCGGGGAGGTACATTGGGCTAGCGCCAGATTCTTGATGCAGACATGCGCATGTTACGCATGTACTTTACGGACGGGGTTGGCTCCCACGTGTTGCCGTTGTTCGCCGATCCGTAGAACTTTTGGTACGTTTCTACTGAATTGTGCCCGTTACCGCGCGTCGTGACGCCTCGCTGCTCTAGTGTTTTCTGGCCGTTTATCCACAAGGTGACGGTGGTCCCGCCCGCGCATCCGGTGCTCTCGGATCCCCACACGTAGTGCATCTCGATATCGAACCATTCACCGACTGGTAAGGGGATTTCGGACCAATCCGTCTCCGGATTTACGGCCGTCCATGACCATTTGACGCGCATCGAACCATCTTCGGCGAGCATCAAGCCCGGTTGCGTGTGCCAGCGTTCGCTATCGGAAACTGAGTGAAAATCCCATAAATTAACCCAGGGGTTGCTGTCGGTGCTTTCGTTGGCGGTAATTCGTTCCGGAAACAGCCATTCCACGGCTATGTACACGCCCGTGGGGGAGCGGACGAGTTCGTCAAAGGTCGCGTTCGCGAACGAGTAGATGCCGGCTTGGCTGCGGGAGCCGCCGTTGTTATCGAAGGTCGCGACGTGTTTCAGCGCGAAGCCGGGACCGCCGAGCGGATCGTTGACGCGGTAGAGGTCGACCTCGCTGTTGCCTCCCGTGGCCTGGCCTATGGGACGCTCCAGCTGTATTTGGCTGAAGCCGTAGGGCGCTTCCCCGCACGCGTTTTGGATGTCGTCTTGCCAGACGATGCCCGAGTGGGGGGAGGGGCGGGGGGTTGTGTGTCGTGGAGGTTGGGACGGAGAATGGGCGCAGGCGGACGCGGTTATGAGGAGGACGAGGGCGAGCGCGACTCTCATGGTCGCTATAGTGCCCGATTGACGTTAGAGTTGCAAGTCAGGTCACGATTCGTCCTTTTGCGGCGTGGGGATTACACGTGGCGCCTCCCCGACGCGAAACAGTATAAACCGGCCGCAGTCGACGCACTGCCATAGGGTGTTTTCGCGGTAGGCGATCGTGCGCCCGCAGCACGGCGCGGGGATCAGGAACACGCCGAATATGTCGGATTCGGGTTCGTCGTCGGGGTCGGTCACGGTAATAGCTCGTTTGACCGACGCGCGGCTATCTGGAGGCGCCTTCGGCGCACGTTGCGACGTTTTCGTGGTTGACAGGGGAACGCGCACTCGTCCCAGTTGTCGGGGTGGCGCTCGAACGTGCAGGCGTAACCGTAGTCCTCGACGCGCATGCGGACATTGTAGTGCACAAGGGCCGGAACAGGCGCGGGGACGCGTTCGAGGGCTAAAATTATAAAAATTCTGCTTAGGGGCTTGACCCACCTGCACGTACATGTCCCCACACCCGCCCAGGCCGGGGGGTTGCGCGCTTGTTCAACTACAAGTGCATGGGGGTCTTACGCGCAACTACAGTCGCTTGTGCGCGCACGTGTGTAGCTACAAGAGCTAGTCTGATACGGTCCCGTACTTGATTCTCGACCTCAGTACGGGTTAGCACGCACATGTGCGAGCGCATGCGCGCGAGCCGTAGCTTGTCGAGCGCTTCCCACTTGCGCACGAGCCGCCGCATGCGCGCGTCGCTTGGAATACCCGATGGTATGCGCGGTGGTAACGGCAAACGCGCTTCATGCGCTTGTAG